ATTTTCTGTAAATGTAACATCTCCACTTAAATCATAATCTACTGCACCACCAAATATAAACTTATCTAAACTTGTTATAGTTAAATCACCACTAGAATAAGTAACATCTGATAGGTCATTTAATGCACCACCAAAGCTACTTGTACCAGCACCTATATAACTTCTTAAATTAGCACCTGTAACATATTTAACAACTCCACTATGCGACATTAAAAATTTATCTGTGTCGCTTCCAACTTCAGATATAGTTGCAATTGTTAATCCACTAGCACTAAGATTACCTAAATCATTATCAGCATCCTCAAATACTATAGATGAACTAGCAGCACATTGAAATGTTATATCACTAGCAGTATTCATAGAAAAATTTCCATCAATATTAAATTGCATATGTGCTGTAGAACCTCCACCATCCTCTACTGTAGTAAATGTAGTTGCACCATCTTCAAATGTTTTTATAGTAAAATAATCTAATGTATTAGCAGAACTAACTATTCTTATATCTGTAGAACCATCATCGGTATTAAGTAATAATCCTGTTTGAGAACCTGTATCTCCACCTGTAATTGTTAAATGGTATCCTACTTGTGTAGTATCTCCTGTTTCTGTATCTCCTGTTAAAACTTCTTTTATACCTATATTGTCTATACCACTTGCAGCAGAATGACTACCTGCTTCTGCATTCATAGCTATATTAATACCATAACTATTTGTATTGCCGCCTGTTCCATTAGCTCCTGTGAAATCAAAATCTATATCTAAACCATAATTAGTAACTGTTTGACCTGCACTTGGATTTCCTGAAAAATCTAAATCAATTTTTTGTCCATAATTAGAATGTGTTGTACTTGTAGATGAATCTTTATCAATAGTCAAAGTACCAGCCATTGTATCATCAGCATTATTTGTTACATAGTTAGTTGGTATTCCTGCAAGACTACCATTATTAGTTATAGCAACATCTTGCCCTGTGTCGTCTGTAAAGTATAGATTGTTAGGAGTATCATTCTTAACCCATATTTGACCTCTTGAAGTTATATCTGCTGCAGCTGATGCTTTTTCAGTAAAATATGTATGATTAGGAAAGTCTACTACACCATTAGAATCAAAATTTATAACATCATCTCCATCGTATTGCATATTTTGGTCTGCATATAGTGAACTTCCTGCAACAAAAGAATGAGCAGTTAAAACTCCTGAGGTTGTATCATCTGCATTGTTTTTAAGAAAAGCATCATCTACATTAAATGTAGTGCCTGCTAAAGTTAAATTTGTTCCACCTGTATATGTTGTATTAGTATCTGCAGTCATATCATCTACAACTAAATCTATAGTTCCATCTCCATCTTCATAGGTTGCTGAAATCCTTGTTTCAGTATTAGATGAGAACATAGCTCCAACTATATCTTGAACTTCTTCTGTTGTTAGTTGTGTGTTCGCAGTCATATCATCAACTACAAGGTCTATCGTGCCATCTCCATCCTCGTATGTAGCACTAATTCTTGTTTCTGTATTGCTTGTAAACATAGCTCCTACTATGTCTTGAACTTGTTCTGTTGTTAGTGTTGCAGTTATAAATCCTGATGAACTATTATCATAATTTGATAAATCATTATCTACTACCAAATCTACAGTACCATCTCCATCTTGATAAGTAGCAGTTATGAGAGTCTCAGTATTACCACTAAACATAGCTCCCACTTTATCCTGCACTTGCTCGTCAGTTAATTGAGTATCTGTATAAACACCACCTATCGCAGATTGCATTTCCCCTTGAGTAATTCCAGACTTTAAAGTTGGAGTGCCGCTATTATCATATATAGCTGAATTACCACTGTCCCCACTTACATTAGCATTTGCTCCATCTGCTACATTTAAGATTGCCAAAGCATCACTTTTACTTAAAACTTCTACATCTCCCGTACTTGAAGTTGTCCTTCCTAAAAAGCTATCTGTAGCTATATGAGCAAGTTCTGCTAAAGCTACACCTTCATCTTTTATAGTTACAGTACCTGATGATACTGCGAAATTATTAGAGCTAAATATAGCTATTCCTTTGTTAGATGTAGATGCATCTTCTCCTGATATAGTTACTTTATCTGTAGCTCCAGCTACCGTATCTATACCTTCTCCTCCTTCAATAGTCAAAGTATTTGTATTTGATATAGTCTGGCTAGAACCAGTATCTCCAGCTAAAGTAAATTCAGATGTACCACCTGCTACATAATTACTTGTGTGTATATTTGTAGAGCCTTGGTCAGTAGTCCAGTCAATATGCTCATTAGATACAAAATTAGTCATAGAGTCGTGGTCAAATATTGGACTTTTCCAGCCTTCAGTACTTCTAACTTTAAATGTATATGTTTTGTCTGAATTCTTAATTATCTTGACATCACCAGTTTTTCCTTGTGAGTCTTCTATATTTGTTTCAGCGGGTGAGTTAACTGATTCAGATAAAAGGTTTAATTCCTTTTCTATTTCTTGAAGAGATTTTTGAACATCTCCAAATGATAATATTTTAGTATTTATTCTAGCCATTACTTAGTGCTTTTTCTTCTAAATATTATACCAACAGAATCTAATGTATCTGTCATTTCTTCTAACTTAAATTGCATCCACCTTCCTTTTTTATTACTACCTGATAGCTTATAGTCAGAATGGTCGTTAGAAACAGCAGTATAGGTATTATCACTATCTGATATAGCTCCCTCACTTGTAACTACTAAGAGCTTATTACTACTTTCTTTATTGCTTCCAGATAAATTTAAGTTATTTGTTACTCCATTTAATTTAATCTTATTAAATACTTTTACTATAGAATCTTCTCCCATAGTAATCTTTTTACTAACCCATGTCCAATATCTTTTAGATGAACCTCCTCTATACTGATATATAGTATTATCGATAGGTATACAAACATTACTGTCAGTATCAATAAAAGGTTTGCCTATCGTAGAATCCTCTGATAATTCCCATAAATCCCATCTTTGTTTAGCTATATTATAAGACCAACAAAATGATTTTCTAACAGATACTATATCTTTACTACTCAAAGTTCCTTTATTTATATTATCATTAGTTTGAGATATAAACAAAGCACAATTAGAGTCAGAATCATAGGTTACATACACATTTGGATTGTTAGAACCTCTAACTAAATTATTCCAAGAAAGGTCTCTAACATTATCAGAGCATTCAAATTCGCTGTAAAAGTCTGTATCAGTACCACCTGCTTGTGATATTTTATCAGATATTTTCATAGGAGCTTGACCATTATGCATATAGGCTCCATTTAAATCAGCGAAAAACATACCATATTCGGTGACAATTATACTATTTTGATTTATACATCCAACTCCTTCAAAAACATCCTCTATTGATAGGTTTTCGGGATTTATTCGGTATATATTACTATTGTCAAATGCATACAATCTTCCATTGAAATTAGCTAAAGCAGTAGGTTTTGACTTAAGGACTAAGAAATCGTTAGCATAATCAAATATACTAAACATACCAGGTTTAGACCTGAATATCATATTTGAAGCTTTTTTAATTCTATTATGGCTGCAATCACCAACAAATAAATATCCAGATACTTCTTCAGATATTCCATATTTAATCTTTATAGTATCTAAAACCTCTGACAACCCTGTTCTAGCTTCATAAGTAGCTCCTAAAGTACCAGCATCCAATATTTGTCTAGAGTACTTACCTTCATCAAGAACCCATCCAGTATCTGTTCTTACCTGTTTAACTAAGCTATATAAATCATTAACACCGTTTCTTCTATATAGACAAACATGTGTTAATCTCTTACTGTGCTCTTTTAAAGTTATCGCAACATTCATCTTAGGATAAGTATCTATTTCTAGCTCTTTTTCCCATAAAGAGTTACTTAAAGGGCCTTCTTGATAGCCATCATATATTAAAGATATTTTATATTGATATTTTATATTTTTTTGGAAGTAATCACTAGAACCACTAGCCCCAGAGGGCTCTATAGAAACATTCTCTTCTAAAGCGCTTAAATAAACATTTCCTTCTTCTGTAGTGTTTAAATCATTTCTAATTATATTACTTTTAGAATTACCTCTATCCCAATTGTTTAAACCACTTCTTAGTTCTCCTATTCTGCCTTTACCACTTGTTTCAGCTACTATTAATTCCCATTGATTAGTATATGCTGTTCCACTTGAATTAGTAGAATCAGTATTTGTAATATCAAAAGTAGTAGTTCCATTATCAGCTTTGATTATATAATTACCATCCTGGTCTGCATCTCCACTGTCAAATGTTACACTATCTCCAACATCAAATAAATGATTAGCAGATGCAGTTAAGGTTATATCATCAGAGTTATCTGCAACTGAACTTATTGTAGCTGTTTTAGCTTTTCTTGTATCAAGACCGCCAAATGTAGACTTTATGATAGGATTGCTTGATTGTATATATAAAGGGTTAGATATAGAATTTATTTCTTCTTTATTAATTTCAGATATAGTCTTTAAAAGAGCTGTAGAAGAGGCTAATCCAGAGCCTGTAGTAGTATAAGTAAAGGTCTTAGGACCAGTTACTGTTATAGAGTAAACACCTTCATAACCTTCTACTATATCAGTACCAGCATGACCAGTATTATAAATATAAACTTTATCATTTGTAGATAAATTATGATTATAACCCCTAGTGCCTGTAGCTGTAGTACCAGAAGAAGTTAATTCTATAGCTACGCTATTATTAAAATTAGATTGTAATTTATATATATCTTTATCGATTATAGGGTCTGTCATACCAAGAGTTCCTATGCCATAAGATTCCTGAATAGTATTACCAACTTTTCCTCCTAATAATTTAACTGGTGCAGTTGCAGCGACATGAGGAGAAGTTATATATATTCTATCACCTTCAGCAGGTTCATGACCAAAAGGATAGTTAACAAATACATAAATATCATCGCTATCAGCTGCTGAAACTCCTGCTTGTATAGTTTTACTCCAAACTATTTGTCTTGTTTGTTGAATATTTGTAGCATTATCTACAACAGTTATGCACATTCCTGAAAAAGCATTTATATTTCTCCATTTTGAATCTGATTTAAATAAGTCATTATTTAAGAAGAATTCTGTGCCTGCTCCTGGTAATATAATATAAGGATGCAAATGAGCAGAAGGATAATCATTACTATCTACATGAACATAAGGAGTCGCTGGTAATGTAGCTGTTAAATAAACATCCCACGCCTCTGCTTGAGCAGTTTGACTTTCTATTCCAGGGCTAGTATAGTTAAAACTACCATCATCTTTTAGAGAACCTAAACAACTTCCTTTATCTGGGAAAACATCGTTTAAATCACATATATAAATAGATGAATATATCTGACCATCAGAGCTTTCATCTTCTTGGGGACAGGATATAAATAACCTACTTGCAAAATTATTATTAGTAGCTGTATTATTAACATGGTAGTGTAAATTAGAGCCATTTTTTACATGATAATTAGCATCGCAATAAGAAGGCATATCAACAGATATGTTATTTCCTATTATTAAATCTTCAAATGTATTATCATGTGTATCAAAAGGTCTAAGCATAACGCCAGCTCTATAGTTTAATTTATCAAGTTTGTTTATAAATCCTGGGTATAAACCATCTGTTAAGCCTGTATCTTTTCCTAGACCTGTAAATGTAGGAGTTGTATAAAATGTTTTAACATAGTTTCCTGGATAAGTAAGAGGCGTAACATTTTCTTCGTCATAAATCACATCCGTAAAAACACTACCATTATCAGGATTTTCAGTATCAAAAGCCCAATGATAAGCCTGGCTATTAGTTTCAGGAAAAATAGAACCACAATTACCTTGCCCTGAAAAAGCTGTATCATTATGTTGCTTAGCTAAAGTCATTGGATATATAACTGCGTCATGAACACTTGCATTAAATAAAACTGGAACAACAAATTCATCACTATCAATAATTTTAACAATATAAGTTGCTCCATAATTAGCATCATCTATATAAATAGGGTCACCTGCTTGAAGATTAGCTGTTGTTTCGCCAGATACTAATTGAATTTTTGTTGCTTTATCAGTAGAAACACCACTGTCTGGTATATCATATGCTGCAGAACCACTAGCATGAGCAGTTAAACTACTCTCCATTTGCATATCTCCAAAATGAACATCAGGACAGATAGCTATAAATTTTTCAAATTGAATTAATTCTGGAGTATCTTGAGCATGACCGCCTTCAAAAGTGGGGCTATCCATGTGACTTGCAGCAGCTTGTTGAAAATATTCACTATTATTTTTAAAGCATACGCCATGATTTCTTATCCAAGGAATGTCAGAGCCTCCAATTATTCCAACACAATGAGCTGTAATTCTTCTGTGCTTTTCACCATAAGGTCCCATTTTTCTATTATCAACAGTATCAGGCAGTGTAGTTGTACTAGGCATAATTATACCAGTTCCATCTATAACTCCATCTTTGTCGTTATCTGACATAGGAAAAAGACCATATTTAGCTATCTTTATTTGGGGGAGTTTTGGAACCCAGCTTCCTTGTGAATTTTCAATAATCATTTCTTTTTCCATGTAAAAACCAACATTATATCCAAAATTATATCTACTATAATAATTTCCTTCTAATCCTCCTTCTAAATCATCTAAAATAGATATTTCATTAGGAGGAAAATTTAAAGGTTGTATTTTTCTAATTTTTCTTATTCCAGTAATATCATTATAATCTATTTCATAAAGTTTATTAACAGGAAGATTAGCTGATGGATAGCCTTTAAACACAGGCTGGTCTCCTCCGAATTCATTTTCAAATTCTACACTCATATCTGCTTCTGCAGAAGTTAAAGGAGGAGTTCTGTCAGCCATAAATAAAGTATCCCCACCATCAGTATTTGTTTCATTTGTCAAACCACAAAACAGAAATCTATCACCTGATGTAAATGATTCGTCATCTCCATGATGAGATTGAACCCATAATCTTGTATCAAAGTGGTCAGGTTCATTATGATTACTATTAGTAGCTGCATGAACAAATAATTCATTAGGACCTTTTGTTTCAACTATATCGCTAAGTTTCCCTGCATAAGATATTGTAGGGCTAGTTTCATCTGCAGTACCTCCAAATATACCAACTCCACTAGCAATATCTCCGTCTGTTCTTTCGTTACTCCATTTAAAAGATTTAAAAGCTAATGTCATAGGTCCATATTCTGTTGTATAAGAAGACTGCCATTCATCATATTTTAACTGAACATCTACAACTAATACAGAATCACTATTTGCAGATAAAGCATATATTCTGCCTCCATTAGTAGCAGCTGTCCCACTTGATGCTTCTTTAGCATAATATGTGCATATAGATTGCACAGGTATTGATAAAGGTTGACTTCTTTCTATAGTTCCTGCAACATAGTCTGTATCTACACTTAAATCTGATTTAATTCTTGAATCTGGAGTTATTCTATATATAGAGTTTTCACCTTCTTTGCAAGCGTAGTAATAATAAGGCCTATAACATATCTTGCCTTCATTACCGTCTCTATCACCATCGGTTTGTAAAAAGTTATTATTAGAAGGATTTTTATCAAGCTGAGTTCTTCTTTTGCATACAACAGAATTAGCATCAGGAATACTAGTAACTACCCAAACTCCTTCTCCTTCCCATGTATGACTAGCATCTCCCCATTCTCTAATAACTATATTATCCCCAACATTCATAGAATGTGCTGTATGGGTAATATCTAAAGTTGAAGCACTATTATCCCAATCAGCTCTTAAATATTCATGCTCTCCAGCTAAGCATATTTTAGTAAAAGAAGAGGCGCTTATTTTATCATAATTATGAACAGTATCTTCATCTTGATATAATACATTTGTATTATCTATACCAAATAACTTGTGATTCAAATAACCAACCCACTGAGGAGGAGAATCTGTATTACCACCTCCAAAACCTATATGGACCTCCCTATTTCTAGAAACCATAGATACATTTCCAGATGAATAAATAGTAGTTGCAGCTAAGTCAGATGACAGAATGTTAGAATTAGTTGTATGAGTATTAGGATTACCTTTGCTTGAAAAACCAGTTATAACGCTTATACTCTTTTTTATATTATCGTATATTACTAAATCTTGAGAACCTGAATTATTTATTTGACCAGTAATGCTTACTTTTGATTCATCCTGAACATAAGGATATATCAAAGTATCTTCATTTAAAGTAATTACATCTATCAATACATTACTAGCTTCTTTTCCTCTTGAAGAAAGCTCTATTTTTAAATCAGTAGTTATACTTACATTTGAAGGTATTGTAAATTTAAGAACAAACTTTCTCCACTTATCATCTAATTTATTTGAATTACCTGCACTATCTGAATATGCATTATCTAAAGACTCAAATCCAATCCATCTATCTTCTTGTGATATTGTTTTATTGTGAATATTTTCAATTCCATTTTTAATATCATTATTAGCAGCAATCCATTCACCATCTGATGAGATATAACCTCCGTTTATAGATAAAGCTAAAGCTCCTCTTGCTCCTGCTAAAGTAGAACCACTAGATGTGTTTCCTTTTGCATAAAAAGATAGCTTATAACTTTGTCCTGATTTTATATTATCTTTAGGTATACTTTGAGTTATTAAATGATTTTTACATTTTTGAGGGTAAACACTTCCACTAGCTGTTATTGCAACAGGAGTTGTGCCAAATATTCCTCTTTGAACATTAACTATGTTTGAATCAATAGACAAAACTTTCATATATTCTGTAGCAGCATCAAGCGCACTATCCCCATCTGCAATAAAAGCTATTATATCTCCTGATGAAAAATAAGTTTCCATACTCCTGTTAAATTGTAATTTATTATCATTTGGGTCACTAGTTATACTGGTAGTTAAAGCTTTTGATATTGCAGCGTATTCAGATGTTAATATAATAAAAGGAACTCCAGACTGAAAAGGATAATAAAAAGCAGAAGCATCAGCAGTTTCCCAGGGCTGTGTTTCATCCCATAAACCTCCACTTATACCGCCTGTTATTGCAACCTTTGTGCTTGTTTGGTTTGAATAAGAATTATTAGTTATGGCTTGATGAAGCCAATCATTAACTTTATAGTTTGAGCTTGCTCCTGGAGTAATTGTATTATCTGAAACTATATGAAAAAAAGAGTAATTTTTAATCATATTACATTCAGTATAAACAGTATCAGAACTCTCTGTTTCTTGCACTGGAGCTGTATCTACAGTTAAAGTAGTATCTCCTCCAGATTCTACCTTTTTTAATATTTTAAAACTTTTACCATTATTTGAAGAAGCTGCCGAATGATACATTGTAATAGTATCTCCTTCATTAAAACTTAAAGAAGTTACATTGGCAAATGTAATTGTTTTATCTGTAGCATTGTAAGATATTGTTTGACTAGCATTAGAGGTAATTATTTTTCCATTTTTCTTTACCTCTCCAGACGAACACTTTGTCATGTATTGACCATGTCCACCAATATTATTACCAGAATAATCACTCCAACCAGTAAGTAAACAAGTACCCATATTAGTTCTAGCTTGACTACCACTTGCAACAGCAGTAATTCTATTCATGTAAAATTCATATTCAGTATCAGTAGCTAATGTTGTAGTTTGTGTTCCAAAGCATCTTCTTTTTATATATATATTATTATTAACAGTATCAATACTTAGAACTTTCATTATTTCAAAACCTGCTCTACCTGTAAAAGAAGAGCCTGATGCACAAAAAGATATATAATCATTTTCCTGTATATTGGCTACTTTAACAAAATCATCTGAACCACTAGACATATCATTACCAGTAGCATGGTATGGAATAACTCCATCATCTTTGCCTAAAGCAGAAGTAGGTTGAAAAGTTAAAGCTGATACTCTTTCAAAATGAGGCTCTATTTCCCTTATTAATAAAGTCTCTATAATACCTTTAGTTCCCATAAACCTAATTCTAGATGTAGATTTATCTTGAAAAATACTAATGTCATCAAGTCTAATTCTAGAGAAATTAGCTCCAGAGCTATCTTCACTATTTAAATCTAAAGAACCCCAAGTAACAGCATCATCCATTGTTGTAAAATTATCATTAGATACATATAAAAGTTTATCTGTTTTTATAGCATCTAATATTCCATTTTCTGAGTTTGGATTTATATTTAAAGAAAAAGAAGGAGTATCTGCAGGTATATCTCTTTCAGATATATTAGATACTGTTCCAGAAGTAAAATTCTTTATTTCCTTTAATTGTCTAGGCATTTAGCTCCATTCCACTTTCTGAGAAGATGTCCAATAATCTTCTGGTATTGTTATGTTATATATTTCCATCTAGCAATTTCCCCCATACTGTTGTTCTACCGTCTATTATTTGCACTATATCTACAGTAAATCTCCCTCCGTAATAATAATCTACTATAGCAAATGCATGTGCCCACTTATGTTGTCTGCCTCCTAACCACTGATTCTTCTCAGCAGACATATCCTTTAAACATCCAAGTGACCAGGCAGACTTAGGTCCATCCATAAAAGTCACACTATCTTGTTGCAGGGAATGATGATGACCATACATTATATTGGCACCTAGTTTCCTAAGATGATTCGCTGCGTGGTATTGACCACCAAAATGGTGCCCGTGATAAAAATAGAGCTTTCCTATTTTAAGATACTTCCCAGGTGGGTGATACTTGTATCCTCTCTCTTTGAATCTACATACTTTCTCAAAGCGATAGTCTAGATAAGGATGCTCCTCTACGAATCTATCTAACCATTCATCATGATTCCCTGCACATATGTGTCTTTCTTTACAATTCACTTTATCCAAAGATTCATCTATTATGTCAAGTAACTCATTAACGCCTTTTATATCTTCATCAACTTTAGGCATTATGTACTCTAAAGGTGGTTTTTTCTTACGTTTCCATTGCCAGTGAGATACACTACCAAACTCACCTAAATCGCCCAAATCTACGTATATTTCGGGCTTTACAAGCTCTATTGCTTGTTTAACTACATTTATTGCCGCCTTATCGTGTATAGGCGCGTGTTTATCTGGAGTGATGATTGCTCTTTTAATCACCCCTTTTTTAGTTTTCTTCATTTATCAAAAAACTCCTAGTTAAATTTACTCCTAGGAACGTAACCCCAATCATTAGAATTTGTCCAACAATACTTAGCGTTTTGTAATTCAATCTCAGTTCTATCAGGTGTGTATTTTAAAAACATCTCATCACAGCTTTCACATTCCCAGAGAAGGACTCCATCTTTGGCACCCATTATTTCAACCCCTACTACCTCATCACAGCTGCAGTTAGGACAATGGTCTGGACTATCTTTGTAGATTTGTTTTTGGTTATGTACTAGCTTATCTAATATTTTACCTTTAACTCTATCTACTAAGTCAACTACTAATACCATTCTAGTTGAAAGTTCTTTTATCATTTTTAGCTCAGGCGGTTTTTAACTTGAGCCCAAAGCTTATCATCAAGTTTATTAGAACTTTTAGATACTAAATAATCTCCTAAAGCAACAACGACAGATTTAATCATCTCTTCGCTGAAAATACCTTTAAGTACACTTATTATTATTGCTTTCATTCATTCTCCTTTATTTAATCCCAATCCTCATCGTCCATGTATATGTCAAACATTTCCCACTTACCTAAATACCAGATACCTCCAACAAAGACTACTAAAAAGCCTAATACGAAGTATCCTAGGTTTGTCATAGCTATCCTCTCATCTTTCCAAATATTGTCATAATACCAATTACTATAGCAATTGATAATGATGTAAATGTTAGTATTGGATTAAAATAGTTTGCATAGCTAATTATTGTAGATAAACAAGTCCAACTTAAGCCTATCTCTGGATTGTTTGCCAAAATTTTTAATGTATCTTTCATTATTCCTCGCAATCATCCCATTTGGACAAATCCAACATAGGAAGTGGTTTCTCTATTATGTGACTTTTTAGCTGACCGTTTTGTATAGCTACTTTATTTCCACCTTTAATATAAGGCTTTCCTTTGGCGCAACCTACAGAGTAAACAAATAGAATTGTTTTCCAAATACCTACACGTACAACACGAGCAGGCTTTCCATCAAAGTGTATAACATCATCTGTATTTAAATCATTACCAAGAAATATCTTTAATCCCTCTACAGCTGATTCTATTGTTGATTTAAATATAAAGAGGAAGGAACCCCCCAATATAAGGTAAGCATAATCTCCTAAAACCCCTTTAACATAATCTTCCATTTTAACCGATTGTATCCCCATAATTAAATATTAAAAATCTTGCGGTACGATTCTCCCTGTTCCTAGCATATTTGTAACTCTAGCTTTAGCTTTTTTTAATTGTTTCTCATATATAGCTTCAAAATATTCTGCGCTTTGAAGGTCTTTATTCCTTGGGTCTCTATAGCCTATTGCTATAACTTTATCAGCTATACATTTATGAAATCTTTCAGGAATTAGTGACCATTTCGTAATAGGGCTAACAGCATCTGGGTCTGTTAAATCAACATCTGAAAAAACACCTACTATTCTTAAATTATTAGTTCCAGTTAATTCAATTGTTTTATAATCACTTGTCCATCCATTTTTAGTAACAGCACTAGTAGCTTTTTCCACTAAAGCCATTTTAAACGAACCTGAATTACCATCTATATACCAAAAATATTCTTTTTTATCTGCCATAATTAACTACCATCCTCTATAATAGGGTTTCCTTGAAGTCTTGGGATTCTAACATCATCTAAGTAAACTTCTTTTATGCTTATTAATTCCATAGGAAATGCACTAGTATTAGTATTAAAATCAGGAAGAGTATACCATCTTGTTCCAGATACAGTATCAATAGTTACATTACTAGATGCTGTCATTTTAGTATCTTCACAAAATTCTCTCATAGATTGATTTAAAAGGAGTAAAATCTCTGTTTCACCCATATGAGGATGATGCTGTTGAACAAGTTCTATTAGTTGTTTAGCTGTCATTATTCTCCCTCTGGTTTTTGCTGACCTGTATATCTTTGCATTTCAGCCATAAAATCTTTTTCTAATAATTGCATTTGAGTACTTATCATTTGCATAAGTTCTATATCTTCTTCATCTTGAACTTGATTACTTATATAAGCTTTAAGTATATTAACACTGCTTTTTAAAGCTACAGCATGTATTAAATTATTTGGCAAATAAACCGCAGTATTTAAAGTAGCTTCTGTTAAATCTGCTATATCACTATCAGGTACTGTAGACGTAACATATGTAAAATACCAAATCCTTGCTTGTTGTCCTACAGAATTAGGTGTAGGTAAAACCTTAAGTGTAGATGCTCCATCATTAGCTGTATCGTGATGAAAGATAGGACTATAAGCAGTAGCTTCATATATACTTCCACTATCTCCTGCTACAGCAAATCCCCTTCTATCAACACCTAGACATTCTCTTTCAATACCATTGCTATTAGAATCTACTCTTGTAACCTTTAATATTTTCCTACCTTCAGTAAGCCACTCAGATGCAGAAGTAAGGACTCCAGGAGTTTTAGAATATTTGACAAGCACTTCAATAGGAAGCATATCTGCTATTTCATTTATAGCAGCATTAATCAAATCACCTTCGTAATCAACATCGGTACTGTATATAGCTCCTATTAAGTCTGTAATTCTTTGTCCTAAGTTTCCACCTTGTGCCATTATTTACCTTTTTTCTTATTCTTTAAATTTAACTTTCTTCTAGTATCTATCTTAGTACCATGCCAAGGATTACCCATACTAGTTGAGAATCTATTAGCTAATTTCTTTGCCATTAATACTCTATATGCAATATTAAATCAACTGAATCTGCTTGAAAAGTTGGTGTTCCTGCTGTTATAATAGCTGAAACATAAGCAGATGTTGAATTAGATGCTGCTTGTAATAATTGTGGCTCATTTGATACTCCTGCGTTAGACGTGCTATAGCAACTTGCAAAAAATCTTGAATTGTCTATATGTGTAGTTTGAGCCGCAGAGCCATCAAGAAATATCATGCCTGTTAAATTTGCCGCTTCAAAAGTAGAATCACCAGCATTAGCAGTAGCCTTTTGTGTTCCAAGTGTCAAAGAATTTTCTGAAAATATAAATGTTGCATCTATTGTTGAACCTATTTGAGAATATATATACATACTTATTAGCTTAGAACATCCTCCAATTTCTTTTACTGCATTTGGTATTTCAATTGCATTAAATAAAACATCACCATCAGCATAAGCAGATGTTGCTAATACAGGTGTAAGTCTTATGACTTTACGCCTACCAGTAGATATAGAGCTACCAGCACTATTAGCTGCAACTGATACACCTGCATTTGTTATTGTTAAATCACTCATTTCTCTCCTTTAAAATTTGTGTAAATGGGGCACAAGGCCCCATCTACGATTGTTAAACTAACCACTATGATGGGTCTCCACCAGACACTCCTGCAGTTGTTATTGACACATCTCCTTGTGCTCCATCATCTTGAGAAACGATTACTCTAAAATGATTAGAGCTTTCATCAGCCGCTGAATGTAAAGCTATTTTAAAGAAAGGATATGGATATAATGCTAGATTAACTGTTCCTCCAGTATAACCATTTGCATTACCACCACTACCATATGCCGTAGCAACATCATCTGCAACCTTAACATATGTGCCGCCTTCAGTATTACAAGCATATAAATCTACAACAATTGCTCCGCTAGAAGCGTCATCAATTTCTGTAGTTACACTTATAGTACTTAACGATACATTTGTACCTACTTTAATAGCATCTGAAAGAGCAGCAGTAGCATTTGTTAAAGCTGTCCCATTTGCATCTAAAGTAGTTCCTAAGTCAAGGTTATACATTCTTTTGACACCACCTACACTATCTTCTGTCCAAGCCATTATCTACCTCCCCTTAAGAAAACTTAAGAATTGCGTGAGTTTCAGGAACACTAATTTCCAATCCAGATTCAGTGATAATCTGGTCTTGACGACCATCTACACCGTTGTCTTGTACATTAGTTTCAATGAAGGTGTCTCGACTAACACCATTTCCACTTAGTGGTCTATAAGCCACATTCTTCATATCAACACAAACTGCATAATCTTCCCAAGGTCCTCTTAATAAAGGCTCTTGAACAAAGTGTAAATTACCAAATATAGTATTTACCATTGTTACTGTATGCCCGAAAGCACCAGGGATTGACTCTACATCTAATCGATACTGAGATGAACCTACAGAGTTATTTAAAAAGCTACCACTACCTAATTTATTTAAGTAAGTAATAACTTTTCTTGAAGCTAGTACTAGTTTATTACCACTATTACCAGATTCAGGAGCAAAGAAATCCTCCATTGCGTCCAAGAAAGCATCATAACCAGATGAAGCATAAGACATAGTGTAGACTTTACCATATGATTCAGTATAAGGTAATATACCCCAAGTAGCTCTACAAGGAGCGCCTGAGTTAGATACACCATCAGCTGAACTTCTAGCGTCATTAGTACCTCTACCAAATAACATAGCTTGTTCTATATCCATCTTATGTTCCATAAGTTTATCTTGCCAGATTCTTTGAAATTCATTAGCAATACCTCTATATTCAGTAGCTAAAGAAGTACCTGAGAATATATTCATACCTGTTTTGAAGATTTGACAGTATCCTTCTCTGTCATATAAATTATCTTCCCAACCAAGTGGAGAATCAGTACCCTCAGCCCATGCTGAACCAACAACTTGACCTTTATTACCAGCAGTAAATACTGTGCCATTAGGTATAGCTTTACCTACAGGACTTAGCATTTCACCAGCAATACTAGTTTTGTTGTCAGTTGTTTCATGAGCAATATTATTAGTAGTAGCAGCTGTACTAGCAGAACTAGTAACTAAAGCGCTTTCACTAATTTTTATATTATAAACTTCACCATCATCTGCTTTGATTGCAAGTACTTGACCAGGCAAAAGAAAAGTACATTCAGATGCACTTGCTATTTTACCATACTCATCATACTTACATGTAAGTAGTAAATCAACACCTGCTCCAAGGACTTCACTTGCTACCATCTCTTCAGCTAGTGTTAATGTTGTATCTACTTCAAAGTTCCTTCTTTGCCACTGATGTCTCTGTTCAAGAAATTTAAACACAGGGTCATTAGTAGCTTTTTTTGCCACCTTCGATAAATATACGAAGAATGGACTTTGCATTGGGGCTAACTCTGCTACTCTTTCGCCAAAATTAAACTTTCGTCTAGTATTATCAATACTAACGCCAGAATTTAGCGCATTACCAGCAGAATTAGACCATACTGTTGCGTCTGCCATTTGTTTCCATCCTTATTTGTGCCCATCTTCAGCTGTCTTATTAGACCTTCGGGTAGGGCGGTTTATTAAACTATTTCCAAGGGTTTTTACTATTAAAATTCCCTATCATTGTGTCCATAACTTTATCTTCAAAAGATGTATTATCAACATTAGATTGTCCAGAAGGCATTACTCCCATAGGAGATGGTACTTGCTGTGCATTCTTTGTTTGTTGAAAAGAAGCAGAAGGCTGTGCAGGTGCATTAGTCTGCGGTGCTGCCCCTCCTTGTTGCATTCTATACAATTGAACTAAGTTATCAACATTTATTGAGCTAGGGTCTGACATTTTTTGCATAAAATCATTAGCTTCACCTTCGTTCATACCATGGTGACCCATAACATGATTCCTTATCTCAGATACTTGAGTAGCTTGAACTTGAGCCGCTTCTTGTCTTTTAGCAGCTTCAATCCTATCGTTTTCCATTCTATTGAATTTATCTTCGATAACAGCTGTTTGGTATTGAGATTTAAGTGAATTATACTCATTTATATCATCACGCCATCCTTCTAACTCATCTAAGTACCTAGCACTCTCACTAGAAGGGTCGCTATATGCTTCCTCTCTATTAAAGCTTCTAGGTTGTTGTGGCTTATCAGGAGCAGCAGGAAATTCCTCAACAGTAGGCTCAGTCTCAGCAATTGGCTGTGTTTGAACAGGTGCTTGCTGTTGTTTAATAGATTCTAACTCATTTTTATACTTATCAGCTTGTGACTGCCAGTATTGAAATCGAGTTTCATCATTATTAGACTGAACTGGTTGATTTTCTCCTACATCATTACTTACTTCAGGTTGTCCAGTCTCTACTGGAGCTGTTTCAGTATTTCCTTCGTTACCACTAGTAAAAGCACTCGAAACATCACTAGAGCCCTCTGGAGTACCAAACACAGCTTCTTCTAAAGAATTAAACTGTTGCTCATTACTACTTTCTTGAGGGGTGTCTGTCTGTATATTATCTTGTGTCATTATTTCTTTCTCCTTTTAGCTGCCTCTTTGCTACCACCAGAGGGTGAGCTTGTTTCTTTTGCAGAATCTCTTATCTGCGTTTTTATAGTAGCTAAGCTATCGTCAAGTCGTTTTTCATAAAGAGTACCTGCAGCTTTAGCTTTATTGCTAACCTGGTCAAGGTCTCCTTTAAACTTCTCAACTTCAACTTTCTTCTTAAGATTAACAGCTTCCCTATCTCTAGTTTGCATGTCACCTTTAAGTTTTTTATTCTCTTCCTGAGCTTGTTGTAATGCTTGTTGCAATTTAGCAATCATATCAGTTCTTTGCATTACACCTTCCATATCAAAAACTTCTGTTTTCTTGAGAACTTCTTCTCTATCAATAATACCTTTTTGGTATGCATCCATATAGAATTCTAGTTCAGCATATCTATTAGAAGGCAATGTTGAACCAGCTACAACTATAACGTCATACCTTCCTATAGTTATATCATTCATAACTTTTATTTCACCGCTCTTATCATCAACGAGCCTTTTATTTATTACATATTCAGACAAAGAATTATTAGGCTGAACGACTCTAAATATCTTTTGAGTTGTATATAACTGTTGCATTAAAGATATAGCAACTTGCCCAGCTCTTGTTAAAGCTGCTTCTATATCAGCTAATTTAGATTTCATTTTTCTTTGACCAAACTCATCTATAGATATAGTAGCCTTATATGTTTGAGGAGCAGCCTGCGAATTTCCCATCATCATTTCATATAAGCCAAGGGCATGGTCAATATCATTCTTAGCAGTTAATTCATTTTGATATAATTCATTTGGAAGAGGTGTTGGTTGAACTGGCATAGGAGCTCCATCAGTAGGGTCATATGCTATTGCTACACCTGGTTGTGACCATTTTTCTTCAAAGTCTTTCATGTCGACACTCCCTTCGGGAACTAATATCTTAGTATTAGTACTTGTCGTAGCATGAGCTATTATCAAAGAACGTGTTTTATTTATATATTCTTGTAATCCCTTAATCATCCTCACATCTGAAACAGGGTAAGGAGTTCTAGTATGAACATTCATAATAGGTATTATAGGATAATCCTCTAAAGGTAAAATTCTTGAGTATAAATGCTTATCTCCAATTATAATACATTGTTTAACCTTTTTAATTGTAACCTTTACAATGTCTATTTGGTTTTGTTCTATTAAATCTTTATAAGTTATTTGCTCTGCATTTACTTCTACTTCTGGTAATTCAGCACTTTCATCATAACCCATTTGTTGCATTTCTTGAGCTTGTTGCAACTGTTGATTTTGTTTCATCTCAACTAATTGTTGATATAGTTTTCCAGCTTGTTCTGCATCTGTAAGTATATTACCCTCTATAATCCAAGCTGGTCTTTCTGAATATGACTGAAAATCCTCTTCAGACAATAACTCTTCCTTACCTGAAAACTTTTCAAAAGTCCTATATTCCATTACATCAACTTTATAATATCTTTCGTAACCCCTTATATAGTCTTGATTATTTAATCTGCCTACATCTTCAGGGAACTGAACCTCTCCATCATCTTCTCTTCCAGTGTCAGGAGCATTCCAATCTATCCTACTTCCAGATTCGTCAGACGCATTATCTATTGCTTTTGAATACATAGGCCATACTTTTTTAGCCTGTTCTTTAGTAAACAACTTAGAAACTATTATATTTTCAGCATCATCAAAAAACCTATGTCGACTATTTGGGTCAACATATACATCTAATGGGTCTACATCATGAAAACATACTTCACCTTTACCCATATCCATCATAGGGTCTTGATATACATTAATATAACCAACCCCCATAACATAGTAATCATCAACTGCTTGACGAATAACTGTTCTTCCATCTGATATATCATACATATATGATAAAAGAGCACTCATTACTTGAGCTACCTTATTATCAGAGTCTTCTCTAGGAGCAGCTCTAAATGAAGGTCTATTAGCTGTTAACATCGATTTAGCTGATTCTACAGCTGGATGCACTCTATTTATAACAATAGGTGCTTGACCCCTTGCTTCAAGTGTTTGCCTTTGACTTTTAGACCATTGTTTACCTAATCTGAATTCTTTATCTTCTTTGGCTTGTTGTGCCCAGGTATCTCTTTTGCTAGAGTATTTATCGAAGAGGTCTAGTGTCTCGTCTATTATATTATTTTTAGATTTACCATCTTTTTTAGTATATGCCATATGCCTAATTTACCACTACATTGTCATCCAATCAAGACTTTTCTCTTTATTTCTCCAATCTTCATCAGATATTTTCTCTAATTCACTTCTTCTACAGGGTTTTGCCCCATCTAAAGCAGTCCAAATAGCATCCATTATATCATCATGCTTTCCTTTTGGATACGACAAGAACTCTTGCTGAGCTTTAATATCTTCTGGTCTAAAATAAAAAGTCCCTTTTGCGAACAATGGTACTAGTGATAACAACCTTTCTGATTTACTATTTCTAGGTTTTACACCAGATTCAAGACCTGGTATATATAAACTTTCTTCTCTCATTAATTCTCTTACTGCTGTTCTTAAAGCCTCCTGATAACCTACTGTTTCTACCTTAATTCTCCTTGGTTTAAACTTTTTATAGGTATCTATTATTAATTGAGGCTGCTGTGCTGGTGATATTCTATTTCTATATATATCTACTATATACTTGTTATTATTCGAATCAATCCCAATAGTAGTGATAACAAAATAGTCAGCCCTAGCAGACAAAGAGCTTGCAGGGTCAACCCCAGTATATAGCTCCACAGGTTTGATTTTTTCATTTTCTAATCCCTCATTCTTAATTAAACAATTTTGTCCATCAATTCTCTTATAATCATAATGATGCATTTTAATCCAATCAGGCTGGAATGGTGCATCATCAGGAGATTGGGCTATATTCATGTATTCTTGATAGAATCCATTAATATTCCCTACGGATGAAAATTCATCCTTTATGGCCAATATCCTGTCTCGTGGAAATCTTTCAGGCCAAATACTCTTTTCGTCATCATCCCATATAGAAAACCATAAAACATTCCATGCAGCAGACTCTTTAGCCCAACATAAGAAACAATCCTCCGATATTACAGTGCCAATCATGGCAATCCTCCCTTCATCAGAAAGGGAAGGTATAACAGCTTCTGTCATCCATTTCCTGTTTTTAGCCCTAGCCTCTGGTGTATAAGCATTTAACTCTGATTCAAAGTCATCTACTATAATCAGGTTAGGTCTTGTATCACCTTCAATAAAACCCCTAACTCTTTGTCCTGTACCAACAGCTATCATACGAGTACCATTGGCAAGCACTATATCAGTATGAGTCCATCTCTTAGCAGTATTAGGTCCCATATCTCCAAATATCTGTTTAAATCTATCGCTATGTGTTAAGTGATACTTAATTCTTGACAAGAAATTAATAGACTGAGCCTGTGACTCTGATACTATAACTATAAATAGTTCATCTGTTGTTGATTTAAAAGCCGCTTTCCATAAAGGGAATATAAGGGTAGTAACTGTAGATTTAGCTGTACCCCTAGGAGCTGCTATAAGAACCCTGCGTTTGTCATCATCTGATAAATTTGCATACACTTCATTGTGAAATGGAGGTGTAGCCTTCTTAAGTGCAGTAGGAAAGCAGTGCTTTCCAAATAAAGCCATGTTATTACGTAACTTCTTAAGAGCTTGTAATTGCTCATATTTATCTTCGTAATCCATTAATAATATTTAATGTCTACTTTACCCTTAGATTTGTCTTTTTGACTAAGTTTATAACCTTTCTTCTTTTTCGCCATTATACTAATTCCTCGTCTGGGTTAGGTAATGACTCTTCTATAGCAGGAACTACTGTCCCAGGCCTATAATCAGAACCTTTCTTTTCATATTTAGCATTTATAGGCTTTGTAATTCTATCTTTTAAATATGATATATTTGCCAATGCTGCTTCTTTGTTTTTTATCTGCTCCAACTTATTCGCCATGATTTTATTTCCTGATTCAACAAAGGAAACAATACTCCGAACATTAGGCTCTGGTGGTCCCCCCATATTATAAATACTTTCCATTATCTGTTCTGTAAGCTCTTTGTTTTTATACTTCATTCTTCCTCCTTAGTAGTAGTTCTAGTTGCAATAAGCTTTTCTTCTTCTTCTCTAAGCTCATCTATTAATTTTACATTACTTGTAGCTTCTATCTGTTCTACAGTCTTAACAAGGTGTTTATCTTTCATACCATGCATATCTTGTAAGTTATCGACAGCTCTCATTAAATTAGTAACATCGCCCTTATCTTTGGCTTTTTTTATAGTTTCCTCTAAAAGCTCTAATGTATAAGCCTCTGTAAGGCCGTGCTCTTGAAGTAACTTCTGTAATTCATCTCTTACCATATCTTTGAATTTCTCCTTCTTCATTCTTCTCTTCCACATGACTTTAGTACTATCACTAGGATTATCTAGAACGTGATTGATTGTTTTATCATAGTCCATGGTTTGTGCATACACCATGGCTAAATTCTTCATTTTCTGCCCACCTGACAACACTTCCCAATGAGTTTTGCCAGATATTGTGTTATTGGCTTTCCTACCAGAAGCATTAAGCTTAACGGAGCTATAATTAGGATTATAAAAAGTATAACCATAGGGAAGACGAATATAAATGCTAGTGGGCTTATATATGGACTTGCTGATGACCTTAGCCACGTATTCATCATCGGATATGGCGTAATCTCCTTCGTCAGCTTTTCTCCACTCTTTGTATTCGATTTCTTTGTCATCTGCCTCTTCTTTCCTGTATATCTTATAAGCAGTAGGCTCTTTATCACCTTTATGGTGTATATCTATAGTGTACATTATATTTTAAAAGCGTCTGAACCCTGTTCTTTCAGAACATTACTTTGCAACAACTGGTCTTTTACAAGCTCTTTATATTTAGGGTCGTCTGCACTTCTCCATTCATCTATAAATAAGTCTAAATCTCCATCAAGTCTATTGTACTCAGATTCCATTATCTTCTTAGATATATTCTCATACATAACCTTGTCAGTATCAGTAAAATCACCAGTTCCGCCATAATCATATCGTTCATAACCAGGAACCATATCATTTCCGCCGTATTTAAGAAAATTACTACCTTGTGGGAGAAAAGTATTCTTTATCCAATCCAACTCTTCATCTGTAGCTCCTATATTAGCATTACCCCTTGCTATATTAGCCATCATTGAACCAGAACCTCCAGTTAATTGAACAGGGCCAAAAGCAGATGAACCGCTTCCCGATACCTTCGTTCTTATCCAGGGATTGTTATAAGCTCCTGTTTCTGCTTTGGCAAAGGCATTATAAAGGTTGTCAAAATTCATTAATACATCTGTTTTGAAGCAGTTGATGAAAGCCAAGGATTAGTATACGCACTCTTAGGATACTTATTCCTAGCTTTTAATAGATGTCTCTCTTGAGCAGTAGAACCCATAGAATCATACTTATAAGGCTCCTCTAAAGGTGTATCAGTCATCATATCTTGAATAATCTGCAAAAGACCTTTTCTTTTACTAGCATCCTGCATCTGCTTGCCAACTTTCTTCATATCTATGTTTCCCTCTTCATCTGGCTCTGCTCCCATAAAATAACCCATCAATCCAGTAAAAAGAGAACCCATATCTTCAGGATTATTATAGAATCCTCCGCTATACAAATCTTGGTTTACACCAAATTGATTAACATTTTCACTATCCGACTCTGTAGCTCTTCTTTTTTTTATATTACCTACTATATTCTTTCCAGGGTACCAACTCATATTAAAATCTCCAATCTAAGGTTAATAAGGGGTTCTTCTTATCTAGTTTAAACCCCATGTTTAAGTTTCTATTAGGCGAAAAGTTTATCTTATTCTTTAATACATCAGCTCTTACACTATCTGGTAGAAGTTTAGTTAAAGTAGGGTCTATAACTCTATCTAAGAAAGTTTTACCGAATATAGCACCAGGTATTAATGCTGGGTTATCACCCACTTGTGACAAAGTATTCTTTATACCTGCCCTGTTTTGTACCCCTTTATGGAGTAATTGTGCCCATACAGGACTTACATCCCTGTTAAAGGTCATTTCTTCCATATTTGCTGTGTTATCGCTATTATACGCCATATTATAGCTATAATTTAACACTAACAAACACATACTTCCAAATAGTTTATTATTTGAGGTACCTCTAATTACCCAACGTCCATGTAGAGATAGCTTATACCTATGTATTCTTTGTCTAAAAAGAAGACTACCGCTAATACTACCCATGGAGGTACCTCTAAGTACTACCTCTATATATATACCTCTGGTAGAAAATAACCCAAAAAATATATTTTCAAAGCCTTTTTTTATTTTTAGGCGTAAATCACTGAAAATCAACGATTTAGGTTGAGTTTTAAAAAAATTATAAAAATTTTGCGTGTGTGAGATATACACACAACCCTACCCGCCGTTTTCAACCGTGGTGGGGGGGCGTAATCGGTTGAAAACCTCTCATATGATGACCGCTTCGCTATCATATTCGAGCCCTTGCTATCATTGCTTTTTATTAATTAATAAGATAAAGGAAAAATCAATGAAACAAACTACTAAATTTACAAAATCACTTTTAACTACTCTATTTAATAAGATAAGTGATTTGAAAATTCTTGCAATATCAAAAGTATCACCAAAAGACGGCAAGCTCTATATAACTCTTCCATCAGTTGAGAGGTTACAATTGGGGGATACAACAGAGCCTACCGTCTTTTGGAATGATTCTTCTGATGTAATTGCACAACTAAAGCCTATTATTGGCGACGACTTGGTAATTGAACTATTGCCTCCAAGTCGTGAAGGTGAGGCTTTAGTTATTAAGGACAAATCAGATATGAAAGAATATTCAAAGAATGTAGCACTTGAATTTGTGGATTCTTTGAATAATCAATAATATCTGATTTATCTGTATTAAAGAGTGATTGAGTTGTTAGTATATAGCGACTCAATCACATCTTTTTTTTATATAAAGTAATACATACAGTTGTTTTGTATGTGTTTAAAAATTTATTAATTAATGTTAAACATAAAGGATAAAATATGACTTGCAGTAAATGTAAAACTGAGATTAAAGGTAATGTTTTACACACAAATTGTCCTTGTTGTTGGGGAGGTATACTCAAAGTCTGTGAAGATTGTTTTAACTTCATAGAATTTGGTGATAATCCATTGACAATGAAGGATATAACTGATTAAGAATCGGAGCTTGATAGAGCTTGGCAACAGAATCTATCAAGAAGTATTTTATTTTAAAGATTTATAAACAAAACGAAAGGTAGGATAATTAAATGGAAGATAATGATTTAAAAGAATATGCTCATCATGCAGATGATATAAGTTGTCAAGAAGAATATGATGAGTCTTCTAAGCGTAAAGAAAAATGCAAATTAAATGAAAAAGAAATTGTTTTGGATTATTACAGAACTAGGCTTGGTAATGCATTAATTTTAATTGATAAATTAGAAGATGAAATAACTGAATTACAAGGAGAAAGAAGAGGTAATTAAACAATAACAGAGAGAAAGTGAGGTTTCAACTGTAGAAATAACTATAATATACTAGAGGGATAGGGCGACAGTCTGATTCCCTCAAAGATTTGATGTATCAATCCGCTATAAATAAACTACTACCAATATGTAAGGAATTTGGGCTTGTGATGTCACTTGCAGCAAAGCTGGTGAGAGCGGTTTCATATGACGATATGATAGGATATGCATAGTTTTGTTTATTTACTATGTATTGAAATTAAATAGCTATAAAGGAGCTTAAATGGAACATATAGGAAAGATTATTAAAAGAGTAATGGATAGGTGGAAACACTGTAAAAAGTGTGAAATATACTACTTAGAAGACTGTAATTGTAAGATTGAGAAAGTAATTGTAAAACTAAAAGACAATGTAATTATACAAACAAAAAGAAAGGTAGGAAAATAATGAAAGAATATCATTATATATTTGGTAATCTAATATCTATTGTAATAGCTAAGAGTAGAATGGAGGCTATTGAAAAGATAAAAGATAATATAGGTAGAAGATTTGTTGTTAGAATCTGTAAAGTAGTATCTATATAAAGATTAATTAATAAAATTAGAGAGATGTAAGTCCCGAGAAGACACTCAATAAGTCTTAAGAGCAAATAGCCATCGAGCATATTGCCTAAGCAAAACGAAGGCATTCTCTCTAATAAACCAAGAAAGGTATAAAAATGGAATATTTTATAAGCATACTTGAAGAAGTAATAAAAAATTTTAAATCATATTGTGGTATTTTCATTTTAAAATGGAAAGATTCAAGTGAAATTAAAAAACAAATTGAAAAGATAGTTGAAGAATTGGAGTATTTAATCTTTTTAATAAAACAAGGAGGTATAAAATGATAGTAGAAATGTTTTATGGTGTATTAATGATTATGGTAGAGTTTAGTGGCGATGATGTTCATCATTATAATGTCAAAGTAAATGAATTAGCGTCTATAAACTTTAGTCAAAGCAAAATATCGTTTGTTTACAAGGAAAGCGGTAAAGAAGAGGTTTTAGATATATTTTCTGACCAAGACTATTTAGCATTTGCTAATTGGTGGAAAGATAATAAATATAAAGTTGTTCAAGCTATGGGTGAAGCAGATACAAAATACATTCATAATAGAAATACAGATGTTAAATTTTAATAATTAATAGATGAGGTTCAAGAGTAGGTAAGTTTGAGGTAACATATAACTCTACAAAACTTGAGACGGGTGGTGGTGAGCTAAGGTGAAAGGTGAGAGTCCTTCGTGTAATCTATTAATAATAATTAAGTGAGTGTTGTGTAACCGTGAGGCCACAGAGGGTTTTTATGTATTATAAGTAACAAGGGTTTTTGAGTGTTTTCATATTTCGCTCTATGTTTTCCCTTGACTTCAACTACTTATACCTTTCACCCTTGTTAGCACTCACTTATAATTTGGAAAGGAGTAACAAATGAATAGTTATGATGATTATCTACTAAGCGTAGTAGATGTCCTAATTGAGAATAATATTAAAATAGGGAGTAAACATGCAAAGAAGAACAAATCAAGCAGTATTCGCAGTATTAGCAATGCTAACAATATGGATAGTAATTCATACATCAAGAATAAATGATATAGATTCTGATGTAACAGTATTAAATAGAACATCAAATTCTATGATGAATAGACTTATATCATTAGAATCTGAGGAAACAGAGCATTCATATTTTGATTTATATGAAGAGCAAAATAGATATTTACAAAGTTTTGAAGGTGACCTAACATTTAAGGAAACTTTCAAGAAAATGAGAGCAGAGTATGGTGCTGGACATATCTTTGATTGGAATAAAAGGTTGTTCACAACATATTATGCTGAAGAGTTAATGTTAACTAGTATAACAGAAAAGGAGAATAGATGAATATTAATCTATTAGTAAACGGTGAATTCGTTTCAAGAGATGTTACAGCTACAACAGTAGGTGAACTAAGAAATGAATTAGAAGTTCCAGCAGACGCTAATGTAATGGTTGGTGGAACTATCAGACAAAACGATTATGAATTGTCTGACGGCGATATTGTTGCTTATGCAAGTAATAATAAAGTAGGAGGATAATTATTTGCGAGGGTAAACAAGGAAATAGGAAGCCCATGAGACTAAGCAATTAGGGAATGGTATGCTACTATAATGCTGAAAGTTCTTAATTGAACAGTATAAGGCAGGAGGGACATCTGTAAAATGATGTGTGTAGCAAATAATAAATAATAACTTTAAATGAGAGCCAATAACTGGTCCTGTAAGTCCTGGCGAACGTTAACCAACACGATGGCATGGCAAAGGAATATGTGAGGCTCTCATTTAATTAAACAGAGATAATGAAAGGAGTAACCATGATATATTATAATGGTCAAGAAGAAATAGAAGTAAGTGAGATTGATAAATTAAAAGATTTAACACAAGAAGAGACAAATAACTTAGCATCTGGACCTCAAGACTTATTTTTCAGTAAATTAGATGGTGTTAATCATACTTTACAGAATTATGGAATAAAAACACTAGCTGTTAATGATAAATGGAACTGGAAACCAGGAGCTTATCCAATAATGAGAGAATTTATTTCAAAAAAGTTAGAAATAGATAAAAAATGTCAAAGCTTAACCAAATTACTTGATAGAACAAGAAGCAATGTTAATTATACTAATTATCTTACTAGACAAATAAAAGAAATGGAGATTGAGAAAAATAATCTTAAAAGATTAGGAGTATTAAAAGATGTTGATATTGATAAATTTAAAGAAAAATGTGTTGAATTTGTTAAAAGAATAGAAGAGCAATGCTCAAAAGCTTCTGAATTAACAAAAGGGGATGTTACTATTAATACCTTTGTAACTGATTTAGAAACAAGAGTTCCAAGAATATATTATAATATTATATTAAATAATTTAACATTATCTATATATGATGGAGACAAAATGATTCAAGAGATACCTTTAGCACAGATTCATATAATAATTAGTCAAAATCTAAGAACTAAGTTAGGAATTAAAAATAAAGATATACGATTAACTGGTGTATATCAAGATTCTAACTATAAAGAGGCTAAATTTCCTTATATTGCATCTGGTTATAATAATACTGAGTATTCAACTGTATGTTTAGATAAACATTATGATGATGTTTCAAATGCTATTTATAAAAATGATTTAATATCTTTATCATTTATATTAATGCAATGGGCTCAATACTATCATATAAGTCATTCTAATCCATATAATCAGCCACATATGCTTAAGTTTGGTATGCCAGGAGAATATAGTGATGAATATTCAGCAACTCAATCAAGCTCAGCAGTTAATAACAGAAGTAATGAGATTCTTGAACGTAGCATTAAATCGCTTAATTTAAACTATATTGATGCTAGTGAATATTATGTTTCTTCTCTGGATTTAGTTGAATGTAAATATAGAAATCTTAATAATGATTATCTAATGAGTAAAATGCATATTCAATTACAAAATACTGAATATTATTATAAAACAGAATCTTTAGTAATATTATTATTAAATAATATTATGCGTAATGCTGAGAATCCTAATTCAATATGGACTATAAGTGAAGAAGTTAGTAATCTTACTGGGCAGAATATAGGAATAAATAAAAATAGCTATCAAGAAGGAGACAATCAAATAACAGACATTAAAGATACACAGAAATCTGTTACATATGCTTTATTTAATTATTTTATGAATAGACCTTATCGTAATGGTTTTAGATTCATAGATAAAACAAATGAACATATGATAAATGAGTTGAATCCTTATGATTGTAATTACGTATTTAGTTACCTTGAAGCTCATAACTTCATAGAAGATGAGAAAGCAGAATATGTAAATGATATTGTAACAAGTGATGATAAAATGAAAGAGATGATGAAAAATTGGGCTAATAGCTCAGAAAGGAGTGCATAATGAATATAGAAGATATATTCCACATATCAGAGAAAGACTGGTACAATCTTCAAGCGTGGGCTACAATAGCTTACGAAGAGGATAAAAATGAAATATCTGGTTTAATGACAGCAATACCACAAGAAGATGGCACGATTAAAGTGGGAAATGTTGAAATACTTAAACAAGAGAACACTGGTACTAACACTGAGCTTGATGGAGAGGCTGTTAGTGAGTATATGATGAAATATGCTATGAAATATAAAGACAAGAATATGAAGTTTGTCTGGTGGCATTCACATCATACTATGGGAGCATTTTGGAGTGGGACTGATGAAAAAGAAATAGATGCATGGAAAAATGAAAGCTATTCTTTAGCGTTAGTTATCAATCTAAAAGAAGAGTATCTATTTAGAGTAAGCTTTTGGAAACATAATGGATTACCTATGGAAAAGCATATAGATACTACTCTCAACATAGATAGAGAGAAGCCTCTTATTAATATCACAAATAAGATGAAGAAAGACTATAATGAGCTTTGCACATCACCTCAAATAGCTACTTATAATCATGGCTGGACAAAAGCTGGTTGGTCACTTGATAATCATCAAGATAGCTTTAACTTCAGCAATAAAAAAAGAGTAAGCGCAAATGTAAAAGAAGCTTATTCGCAATGTCTTAGTAAATGTGAAAAAATGCAAGAAAGCTTCTTAGATGGAACTCTTTCATTTAAGGACTTTAAAGACGAGATTAAGATACTTAATAAAGTATGCAAAAATAAGAAACTTCCTTTTAGTATTAAGGAATTTAACATGAGCAAAAATGATTTATTAAATAAATTATTAGAGCTATTTCCTTGTGATATGATAGAGTATGAGGATAATAATGTTAAACTAGAACTTGAACCACATGGAGGTTACTTATGGGCATAAATATGAGGAGTGTAGGACTTGTAGACAACTTAAATGAGTTTAATTATCACATATTAGGCTGTGGCGCTATAGGTAGTGCCGCAGCTACCCAGTTAGTAAGAATGGGTGCAGAAAACTTCTGTTTATATGATAATGATGTAGTTGATACAGGAAATGTAGGAGTTTCACAATACACAATATACGATATAGGACATAAAAAAGTAGATATGTTAAAATCTAAAATATTAGATGTTAATAATTCTGCTGAAGTAATGTGTGCTGATGAGATGTTTAGTAATTATATCTATATGAATGATAATGATATAATCATACTTGGTTTTGATAGTATGAAATCTAGATTAGATGCTGTTAAAGCAATGACTGGGTGGAGACAAAGTAGTCCATTTCTTCTAATTGATGGAAGAATGGGAGCTGAACATTATCAACAGTATGTAATATTAAAGCCTACATTAGCAAAATACAAGGAAATATGGTATAGTGATGATGAAGGAAGCGAAGAGCCTTGTAATATGAAAGCTACCTCTTATTGTAGTAATATGAGTGGTAGTTTTATAGCAAATGCTATAAGGAAAATCGTTAAAGTTCAACCTTACGAAGAGTTTCTATCTTTTCATTTCCCAACAATGACTATAGATAAAAACACCTTGGTAAAATAAAATAAATGTTGTAATATAATGGGCTGGCAGAAATAAGATGAAGATAGGTGGTGTAAACCTTACACAGCAATCTTATCAAGCCAGTCCATTTCACTTTAAAATAGGAGAATAAAAATGGCATTAAAAAAAGTCAAAAGGAAAGCTGTCTCTCAGAATCCAAAGACAATGCTATTATATGGAGCACCAAAAGTAGGTAAAACTACAGCTCTAAGTCAATTAGAAGATTGTTTAATAATTGATACAGAAGGTGGTGCAAATATGATAGAAGGATATATAGAGACTGTAAATAGTAGAGAAGACCTAATAAAGTTATTAGAAGAGGCTAAAAAAGGCCACGAGTTTAAGTATGTTGCATTAGATACTATAGACAAAATAGCTATATGGGCAGAAAAAGCAATATGTGAACAAGAAAATGTAACAGCAATAGCTGATTTAGCATTTGGAAAAGGCTTTGGTATGGTTAGAGAAAAAGTCTTAAATACAGTTAACATATTAAAAGAGATATTTCCTCATGTAATAATAATCGGACATAGGAAATGGGCTAAAGCTGTTGTAGATAGTAAAGCTATAGTTGAGCCAGAAAGCTTGGATTTAACAGGAAAGTTAAAGAACATGTTAATGGCAGATTGTGATGCTATAGGTTACGTTTACAGAGATGATGAAAAAGGGAAGTTAATGGTATCATTTCAAGCTAATGAAGCCTTAGAAGCAGGTAGTAGAAGTCCTCATTTGAGAGGCAAAGAGATAGAGTTAACATGGAATAATATATATAAAAAGGAGAGTAAATAATGGCGATATTTAAACCAGAGACTAAAAGCGGTAACTTTTCAAGCTTTACAGGAGTATGTGAGTTTGGAATATTAGAGTTTAAAGATAGGTCAGACGAATTTGATTGGGCTGATTTATTTCTTGAAGTATCAGTTAAACAAAAAGGAAGTGATTTTGACAGACCATTAGCTATTAAAGGTTCTTTCGACAAAGTAGGTGGAAAGATTACAGGTGGCAATGGTTTAACAAGATTATATCATTTCTTTGACCAAATAGGTTGTGAAGCTGGTATTAATGTAAATGGTGGCTGGGAAACACCCGATGGCGAAGAAATTAAAGATATAGCTAAATATCTTAATGATAACTTTGTTGTTGGAAATGGAACAGATACCCCTAATTTAGATTATTTAGGTTATTTCTACAAAGAACAACCTAAAGTTCCAGGAGGAACAGCATATACTAGAGTTTTATCTAAAGTATACAGAAATGTTACTGAAAATAAAGCTAAGCTAGATGATGATGTTAAATGGATGAAATCTAAAGGATATTTAAAAGAGTTTATAGAAGGTGAGACTGCAAGTCAACCAACTGTAGACCAGAGTGCCTTAGGTAATCTATAATGTATGTCGAGATAGCTAAAGGTACACCTGGAAATAGAGGGTATTTAATCAGTAAGAATGACTTAGGTAATTTTATTAATGAAAATCCATTATATAGAAGTGTTTATCTATATGATGATGAAGCATTGAAATATGTGGAGGATAATGGAACATTAAAGAATTACTTTGGAGTTAGATATATTGATAAAGTTCCTATTGATATTGACAAAGGTGGTAACTCAGATGAGAAAACTTTAGATGTCTTGAGAGGTGTTATTCTAGAGCTGGAAGATGCAGATATTACGGAACAAAGTTTCCAATGTTTCTTTTCTGGCTCTGGATACCACGTTGATTTAGCTGGTGGGTTGTTTAACTTTAAAGCTGGTGTTGATTTGCCTTATATGGTCAAACAAACACTAAAAAGTCTAATACCTGATTTAGATTCATCCATATATATGAGAACTGGTATTTACAGAGTTCAACATACTATTAACCAAAAGACAAATCTATATAAGATACCTTTATATAGAGATGAGGTTATGAATCTAGATGCAGCTGATATACTAAAGTTAGCCGAAGTTAATCGTAGTGATTATACATACTTAGGATTAAAAGGCGATGGAGAGTTAGAGCATACTGTAAAAGAAGAAGTTCCTGATGTTCAAGTATTTAATAAAATATCGGAACCAACTAAAATAGTACCTTGTGTACAATCAATGTTAAATCAAGGAGCAAAGCAAGGAAATAGGCATATAACAGCCTTGAGGATAGTCAGCCATTTTAAGAGACATGGCATCCCAAGTCATTATGCTAAGGTAATGATGCTTCATTGGAATAACAAAAGTATGCCAGAAAAGGAAATAATGGAAATGGTAGAGAATGTATATAACAGAAACTATAAGTATGGTTGTCAAGATTCTGTTATGGTAGAGCATTGTAAAACGCAATGTTTATTCTTTAATAAGAAAGACTACATGATAGATGTTAAATCATCAACTGATATGCAAAGCGAACTACATGAGAGATTAAATACTGATTTTAGTGGAAAAACTATAGACCTAGGTAGGGCTTTAGGAATAGATAAAGAGTCAGTAATATATCCAGGTGAGTTAGTCACTATATTTGGACCAACAGGGTCTAATAAGACTACTTTTGCACAGAATTTAGCACTTGGTGTAGACTTTGTTAATGATAGAATTGTTAAAGATTGGCAAATACCTACATTATTTCTAAGTTTAGAGTTATCATCTTGGTACATGCATAGAAGACACCTTCAAATAGTTTCAGGAGTTACTAAGCAAGAAGCCAACGATAATTACACAGAGCTATATAAGAAGCACGAAGAAGAGATGTCACATCTAATGGTTCAAACTATTTCTCCTACTCTTGATAAGATAGCAGAGAAAGTTAGAGAGTTAGAACCATCGCTAGTAATAGTAGATTATATTGATTTAGTAGATACACCTCATAACATTAGAGGTGAGTATGAAAAAATCAAATATATATCTCATGGATTATCTAGTATGGCAGTAAATAACGATATGATAGTCATCCAAGTGTCACAAGTAAGCAGAGAATACAGTCGAAATGAAGTGCTTGACCTATATGCAGGAAAAGGGTCTGGAGCAATAGAAAATGCGTCTAGAAAAGTGATTGGGCTTAATGGTCAATCAAATTCAGCAACTAGAGCAGTTAGGTTATTTAAAAACACCGATGGAGAATTGTTCGATACTGAAGTCGAATGGACTCCATCATTTAGACTAAGGAGAGTGTAATGGGATGGTTACTAAAAATGTTTTGGCTTGAGGATAGATTTATCCTTATATTACTACGCTTGATAAAAATAGGTTTCATAAGAACTAAATCTAAAAGAATGAATGGTTTTAGTGTTGTATTTGGAATCGCAAAAATAGAATGTCAAATTAACTTATCAAGTGTTATAAGTGAAACAACTAGGGTAAGAGCTGATGAAATCGGAAGAGCATAAAAACAAGAGATACTATAAGCCGAAAAGGGGGCGAAAGTCCCCTAATAGGCTTACTATCTGGGAAGAGAAGTTTAGCAAAAAATTAAAGAGACATCATGGAACTTTTGCTAAAAAGACATTTCATAGGTTAATGAAAAAATCGTCTACATTAAGGTCAACATTAAAGAGAAGGAGTAAGGAGTATGAGGTCGAGTTTAATATATCACTTGAAGAGGTTAGAGACCTTTTATATAGAGTTTATGGAAAGAAGTGTTGCTATTGCCATAGTAAGTTGGTTGTTAGCAATATGGTATGTGACCATATTCTCCCTCTATCTTTGGGTGGTAATTCAACTCCTGGTAATCTTCAGATGATTTGTGGTAGATGTAATACAAGAAAAGGACCTTTAACAGATAGAAATTTTAGAAAACTATTAAAATGGCTTGATAGACAGAATATAGAACTTAAGAAATATGTTCTTAGAAAGATGTCAAGTAGAGATTTTTAAAAAGCAAGTAGGGGACGAATACACGACAGCGGTGAGCAGCTGTAAGCTTAGAAAATAAGTCGGAATGTAATGTCAATTATATTCGTCCCTGAAAAATTAAGGAGGAAGTATGGAGTGGGAAAGAAGTAAGTGTGTATTCCCTAAAATGGGAACTAGAACACATCAATTAAAAAAGGGGGAGAAAAGAGTTGACCCCGAGAAAACTAAACAAATAGAAAACGACAGAAAGAAGAGGTTACAAGAATGGAACAAGTGGCTGAAAGGCTAAAGGAAAAGTTCACGAAAGAGTATACTTCAAAATTTGACATTGATTTAAAATTTGGAGAAGAAGCTGAGTATAGCTTGGCTAATATTTTGTCTTTAGGTAAAGTAGAAGTTAAGACAGAAAGAGACATCTGGAAGAGAACTGGAAATATAGTTATAGAGTTAAGAAGCAGAGGTAAATATAGTGGTTTAAGTGTTACAGAAGCTGAATGGTGGGCGCATATACTATCATATAAAGGCGTTAAAGAAGGAGTTATATTAATCCCTGTTAAATTACTTAAAAGAAGAGTAAAACAACTTGTCAAAGAAGGTAAAGCGACTCTGACAGTAGGAGGAGATGACGATACAAGCGAAATAGTACTTATTCCTATTAAGGAGATTCATGGAATACTTTAAAAGGAATAGAAAGTACACTGGCGCTGTATTGAGAGAGGAAAAACCAGGAAGATGGGTATCAAATAAGCCTTTGTTTTTGTGCGGAAACAAGGGTTTATTCCCTGTATTTAAAACAGGAGGCCCTACAGGTAGATTCCCTGTGAATCACCAGGAATTTGAACTTAGGAACATAAGAGAGGAGAGTTTCAGCATTGAAGACAGAATATGATAAAAGAAGGCATCTCCAAATTCAACTAGATAAAGCAAAGGAAGAAATTGTTTTTCTAAGAAAGGAGTTAGAGCTATGCCGAGAAGCGACTATGAAGCAATCGCAAAAATAATAGAGGATGTAATAGGCAAAGATACAGTGACATGTGTAAACCTCTTAGAAGGTATAAGATTTTACTTTGATAAGAAATTAAAAGAAATCGAGATAATTAGAGCAGAAAACATGAAACCTATATCTTTTACTGCCTATAAGGTAAAAGAGTGGAAAAAAGAGGCAAATAGCGCCTTAAAACGCTATACAACCAAATTGAACGAGGAAATAAAGCTTGAAAAAGAGGCTTGTTCAATTACTGGCTGAGAATAGATTAGAAAAGTGCACAGTTTGTGGCACATACAAAAATCAGGCGGTTTATAGGTTTAGACATGCACAATTTGTCAATACTTGGGAACCGCCTATATTAGAACCAATGTGTAGGAAATGTGTTTACAGAGAGTGTTATGGGAGTAAACATTATAGAAAAAAAATGAAAGAAAGGAGTTTAGATGGCAACTTTTAAGAAAAAGCCAACAAATAAAGAAATGGCAAATGCTATTGTAGAAATTAACAACAGAGTTAATGAAATAGCGAATGTAGTATATAATCTTGACAATGTTATGGGTATGTTTATTAGAATGGAAGGAAAACTAGAGAAGTTCAATGAATACCTTAAAGAAAAAGCTAAGGAGATGGAAAATGACTCAAAAGCAGATGGAGAAGCTGCAGAATCAGATATTCAAAAAGATACAGATGATGAGAGCAGCGGGACAGAAGGAGTACGCAAGGAAGACAAATAACGCTTTCGCTAATTTCGAAAGAGTTGCTGATAACCTTGGATTAGACAGAAAAGAAGTTTTACTTGTCTATTTATTGAAACATGTAGATGGCGTATGTTCTTATGTAAAAGGACATAAAAGTCAGAGAGAAGATGTTAGAGGTCGAATAATAGACATACATGTATACCTTGATTTGTTATGGGGTATGATAGACCAAGATGAAAAGCAAAGCAGAAATGTAAACTACTTAAAAGAGATACAAAATGATTAAATGCGAAAAATGTGGCGAATTAATAGGCCATAGTGCTCCTATTTATAAAGCATCGAGAGGGTTTTTAGGTGAAGATGGTAATTTTCATGAAGATGAATCAGTTGTTATTCATATGGAATGTTATTATGATTTTACTTATGACCCTTTTAGTGCTATAGAAAATAACATAAAGAATAATTAGCCACCATTTATAAATTTCATAAGGCTAAATAATCCGTTTGAAGTAGGATGTCCAAATTTATTTGTCTCACGTATTAAGTGTCTTATTAAACCATCATGGTATTTAGTAATTTCCATTAAATTTTGAGGATTAGCAGAACCTTGTCCTATTGTTCCTAAATATCTAGCTCCAAAATCATTAGTAAAACCAGGTTTAGGTGATAACCTAGCATCAAAAGTTCCTCTTTCCATAACTCCTCTTCTATAAGAATAGTCACCACCTAGAGCTTTATCTATGGTATGAGTAGATTTACTAGGACGGGTCCTTTTTCCTGTATTAAATATTCTTAATCCAGCTGGAGTTTTATAAACTCTAAATAAAGATTTTTTATCCAATCTTGCATAATCAATTAGATTTTTTATAGCCTCTTTTTGAGAATCGAAAGTTATCTGAGCTTTGCTATGTCTTAAAGCATTTGGCAAATCTATATCAATCATAGGTGTTCTTTTTAAACTTAAAAAATAGGCATTAGATGCTTTATCATATGAAGGACTATATAAAAATCCTTTTCTAAATCCAACATTTTTAGTAATAGGTTTAAATTGTTCTAGACTTCCGCTTCTCATATTCTTAATTAAAGTCATTTTATCAGACTTACCAGGTATTCTTAAAGCCTCAGGAAGAAAACGAAGATTTGGTTCTTTCTTTAAAATTTTAAAAGCTGTATCTGTAGTAGTATTCATATTCCTAATAATACTCGGAGAGGCATAACTACGTATTTTATCCTTAGCAGGATTAATATTTAAATCTTTTAGTAATTTTAAACCTAATTTTTTAGTATTATTACTTCTAATAGCTTGTCTAGCTATTATATAATACATCCCTCTTAATACTGTAGGTATCACAATATTTTACCTAAATTAGTTCCTGGGGAAGGAGATGTGTATGAATCACCTTCTCTCATCCTTTTTGACTCTTTAGAAAATCCAGTCAAAGGGACACCAAATACTTTTTCAGGTATTCTCATGGGGTTTGCAATTATCGATGTTTCAGGATGACCTACATCACGAAGCATTCTTCCAAATGGAAACATAGTCCATACATAATAATCAGCTAATTTAGTATAATCATCTTCAGCAAATTCTCTTATAACAGATATAGGGAACCTAGCTAAAGGAGGAGTAATCATTTGAAGAGGAGCTATTGATGAAGGATAAGTCCCAAAGAATGCTCTATCTCTTTCTGTCTCATCACCAAAAATCCATTCTGCTGTATCTTGTAGCCAATTATAAGGAGCAGGAACTGTTTGTCCAAATAGAGAATACATAAATACAGAGCCTAAGGCCATTATAAACATATCGGCTTGCATAGTTCTTTCAAACTTTCTCATAGCTTCAGTCCCTGGTTTAAAACCATATAATTGAGCTTGTTTTCTAACATCATTTCTAAATCTAACTGCATTCCAACTCCATAATTGAAATCTAGAAAACATTTTACCAAGAGCTGTAGCAGCAAAAGCTGGTCTTTCAGCAGAATTATATAAGAACTGAGTAGCTTTAACTCCTTTTTTAGCAAGTTCAATTAATATAGGATTATCTATATTCTTTATAGAACCACCTAATCTTTCCCAAGCTTTAATATAGTGAGCCATAAAAGCATCTCTTCTCAAAATCCTTTCAGGGACAGACATAAACAAAGCCGCTTTATTCATTATAGCTTTAGATACTCCATATTTATTTGCCAAAGCAACCATATCTATTTTACTTATTTCTTTTAAACCTGTAGATTTGTTTGCCAAATCAGTAACAAATGCTTTAGCCCTAGAACCTCTAAAATCTTTATCTAATCCAAACTGATGTAATGTAGCCTCTGGAACAACTCCATGAGATTCAACAAACTCCATAACTTTGTCCCAACTAGTCCACTCAGGATTTATTCTCTGTAATTCTTTTAAATTTCTAGCTTTCCTAAGAGGCTCATAGCCTACAGATTGAAATGTGTGCATAGTTCCACCAAATATATTATTAATAGGTGTTTTAGGATGTGTCATTAATGTAGCTAACTCAAATTTAGCTTCTAGATTACTCCATCTCTGAGCATCCCAAGCTGTTTTGCCTAAGTAAGATTCGACTGATTCAATATCCTCTTTTGACATATTTTCAAAATCTATCTTACCCTTTTTCATTTTTAATGCTTTAGGTATTTTAGCAGATAATCCCATTTTCTTCATAGATGTATTTATAAAATTAGCAAATCTATTATCAGCCCACCAACCATAAGGAGAAGCATCAAGTTTTAATGATTTGTCATTATACATCTTATCACTTATTATAGTAGGCATACCCATAGCTCTTTTAGCATATAGACTCCAAAAATTCAACCAACCTTTAACTAATTCTTGGCCTTCAGCTCTCTCTTTATCATTACCTTTTACCCACTTTTTAGTCATATGCTCTCGCATTTGATGTAATGTATATCTTGATGTCATATTTGCCAACTGTCTAAATGCTGTTCTTGATAAATTTCTTATATATAAATGCGCATTCTCAACTCCAACTGAGTAACCACCAGTATGATGTTCACGCTTATTCATGCTATTGAATGTTTCATTTACATTCTCTAGTAAAAATGAATTATTCTCTTTTAATTTTTTCCCTTTTGCCAAATCAAGAAGAGTATCTCCGAATAAATCTGTATCCATTTTATCCATCATTTCATAATCAGCTATATCCCAATCGCCATTTCTGGTTCTATATTTAAGAAATATCTTCTTTTGTCTTTCTTGATATTCTTCTTGAGATATACTTTTTTTAGATTTTTTTAATTCAGATAATTCAAAGTCCATAGATTCTTTATGCTTTTTATTGCTAAGGAAATAATGAGGAAACCATCCCTTCCTATAATCAGTGCTAAATATCTCTAGATTTGCATATCTTTCAGCCCTTTCTGAACGACCAGGTTTATAGTATCCTTTTTGTTTAAAAGATAATTTCCAATAATCATCTACACTAATCTTAGTACCTTTACCCCATCCATGAGTTTTAATATACTCTGTAGCAGGTAGTAAATCAATCATCATAGACCTATTGATATGCCTCATTCCATCTATACCTACTTTTAAACTACTTAAAATATGTTGATTATCTCCTCTTTCATAGGCTTTTTCTAATCTTCTTAAGAATAGCTTCCAATCATATTTAGGTTTGCTAGGATTAGGTTTATGACCATCATACCATCCTTCTTGATATTCATCTAAAGCGCCCTCTTCTCCTCTAGTAAGTCTGTATGTCTCATTTGCAAATTCTTTCCATCTTTTAACAGCTTTTTTCAGAAGTTGATGACCAGTGAACTCTTCTCTTTCTTTTCCAGAACCAATAATATATTTCTTAACTTTAAGAGCAGGCCAATTATGCTTTTCAACAGAGTCTTTCCATTGTTTTTCATATATAGGTGATTCTGATTTATTTTGTAGTTCGTGGTATCTCATTGCCAAATTCCATATAGCTTCACCATCAGGGACTTGGTCTAAAAATGATATTTTATTGTTTAGTTGATTTTGTTTTGTCAAAGAAAATCCATCTTCTATTTCATGCAACCTTCCTATCATGTTCCTAATAGTATCACCATAGTAAGTTGGTCTCAAAACATATCCTTCTTTAGCTACACCATCTTTGTCTTGAAAGAAAGCTTTAACCTTTAGCATTTTTAAGTCTCTTGCCATCATATTCTTATTAACCTGCTCAGGCATACCCATAAAATCCCAACCTGAAACCTTAGCAGAGTTAACTTCATCTATTTGTCTCTCTATTTGTTTGCGAATAGTTCCTTTCCTATTCATTTCAAACCACGTATTTAATCTCTTAAAATCCTCTATATTCATCTGATTTAAGTTCTTAGTAACTATAGGGTTAATATCAGAGTATATACCTGCTACAAGTTGATTTAAATCCATTTTAGAGTAATCAGTTATTTGTTTTAAGTTATGCTCAAGCTCACTTACTATTTTTCTCTGTTCTGATGTAATCTCTACTTTAAGGTCAGATAGTCCTTCATAACCAGTCATATCAACTGCGTTTTTATTAATACTAAATACATTCTCCTTAGGGTCAACCTTCTCTAGTTCTTTATTAAACTCTTTTATAGCTTCACTTTTTTCATTAATCTCTGTCATCGTTTTATTAAAATATTTGCCTTTCAATGCAAGAAATCTCTGGATATTAGAAGGAGATACATTCTCCGATTCGTATGCTAATTGAGTAGTGCTAGTTTTAGAACCATGTTCGTATAATGCATCTTTAACCATTCTGTTAAACTTATTATCGCCAGTTAATTTGTCAAGTTTAAAAATGCTTTCTATTTTATCATGAACATTTCTATCTCTTAAAGAGCCTATTAACAAATAGTCAAACACTTTTTTACCAGTAGGGGATAGAGATTCTTTATATTTATTTATAAAAACATCTAATTGCCCCATATCAAGCAGCTTACTTCTTTTTTCATTAGAAAAGTCTTTTATATTTGTCTCACCTAAAAGAGCTAATTGAAGCTCTCTAGTTCTTTTCATAGCATATCTTTGAGCTGGTGTTAAATCGTCAAACATAGCTCCTTGAGTTCTTCTTTGAATTTGATTTAATATACTTGTCTGTTTAAATGCTTCAACATTCTTAGATATATCTTTAACTTCGTTATTAGTTATTCTTTTAGACCTAACTTCTGGCTCTATTAATTTAAGAGTAACCATATCATGTAAATCATCAGACAGCCTTCTATCAGCTTCTTTTAATGTATAAAGAAGGTAATCTTTCATTATTTCCTTAGTTAAATCCTTCTTTTCAACAATATTACCTCTAAAATCTTTATAAACAGGTTCTATTCCATAGCCACCATCTTCTATACTTTTTCTTAAAACTCTATCTGTAGATAAATAGGCCTTAGAGAAATCCTCAATAACATATGCTTCATGTAACTTTTCTTTAGATGCAAAATAAATTTCTTTTGAAAAAGGAGTTTTTAAATAGGTTCTGCCAAGTAAAGGTTTTATCCAGTTAAGTTTAGCAGCCTCTTTATTAGTAGATTCGTATAAAGATTTAACTGCTTCTGAATTAATTCTATTAAATATACTAAAATTAAGGTCTATATTTTTTAATGTCAAAGCCATCTTAGGTAATGCTGTATCTATAGAATCTGTTTCAAATGTCTCTATTTCATTCAACTTTTCTATTTTTTCTGCATTAGTCCAACTTCTATCTTTATTCCAATTCTTTCCAAATAAAGCCTCATTGAATCCTTTTATTTTATCATAAGAGGAAATATCTTTATAAACTTCTTTTTTTTCTTTCTTTGATGCTTTTATACTTTGAATATTTTTAAATTCTGATTTTTTTATATCAACAAATCCCTTTTTAGTTATTTTCTTAAATCCTGTTTCAAAATAAGAATCTGTAAGTATAGTTCTTAAATCTTTCATATTCTTTAAGCCCGTCATATCCATAGGGTCTGCCCCAAATGCAGTCATAGCACTCGATAGTAATCTTTGTCTTGATGAAGGCTCTTTAGCTTTAAGAACTTTTTTTATTATAGTTCCATCACCATAGGATATTACCTCTAAATCTTCTGTTGCATTAGCCAGTTTTCTTACAGAACTCCAAGCAGCTCTCATGTTTTGAGTCATACTAACTATAGGTGCAAGTAGATTTCTTCCCTCTACAGCTTTCTCCCCTGTAAAAAGTCTAACTCCTGGAAAGAACTTAGCATGAGGCATAGTTTTATCTTTACCTTGCATAATATCTATTATTTCAGGAGGTATGCCCATTTTTTTTAATTCTTTTTTACCTATTAAAAGCTCATCTTTAAACATCTCTTTAACATTAGCTAACTCAGAGCCTTCTCTAGATTTTTTGATATTTTTATCAGTAACCTCCTGTATATGTTCCTTGATTTTCTTTTGTATTTCTTTTAATGCCCCATCTCTAGTAAACCATTTTTGATTAGGCATTTTTTTCAAATGAGGATTCCATACAACTTTAATACCTTCAGGACTGCTTTCAAGTTTCTCGCCTTTAATGTGCAATTCTCCTTTTCCAAATTGATAGTCTTTCTTTTTACCATCCAAATCTGTTCCTAATTCTCCTGAATTTATACTTTCATTATGCTCTTTTTCAGTATGCTTTATAAACCTTCTATATGCTCTATCTATTCTCCTAGTTTCTTTAGCGCCTTCTATAGTTGATAAATACTTTCCTCTTTCTGCAGGAGTAACAGGTTTTGACTTATCTTTTGGAATAATGTATTCATCTTTTTGAGCTCTAAACATTTCTTTAAAGCTATTTTTCATACCAAATCCCTCACCTGTTTCAGCTTTTCCTCCAAAATAGACAAATGATTCATCTCCATCTAAATCAGCTCCACCTTCAGCTCTTAAAACTCTACCATGTTGCAATATACCATGGTCTTTAACGCCTGTAAAACCTCTAAAATGAAGTACTTGAGCTCCTGACATAGAATCCTGAGGAACTCTTACACTTATAGCCTCAAATACATCTTCTACCATTTTCTTCTTAGAAACATCATTATCAAAAAGCTTATTTTTATATGCATCCCATAGCTCACCTAAAGTAGTTTTTTTATAATTATCTATTTCTGTTTTAATAATAGTATCTCTATATAAGTCACCTAAATAAAATAATTCATCAGCATTTTTACCCCATGTTTTTTGAGCTTTTTTATCTGAATTTAATTCAGGAAACAACTTCTGCATATAAACATCATAAGGTCTCATTCTAGCCATTAAAGCGTTATCTGCTTTAGGGTTTAAAACTTTATCGGCTACATAGCCATCTAAAGCTTTTTGTATGTAATTCTTAGTATATTTGTCATAAAACAGTGGATATAGACTTTCTTTAGATGCAGCCATATTTTTTATAAGCTTATCAGCAACTCCTGTAAAACTAACTACTCCTCTTATTTCATTAGATAGGTCGTTTCCAGATAATTCTGATGCAGCTGATAATGTTCCTATAGCATGTTTATTAGTTCTAAGTATTTTTAATAAGAACTCTTGAGCTAAAGCTTCTTCTCCAGGTTCTCTTAAGATTCTAAACACCTCTTCTACTCCTATATTTTCAAAATTGTCAAGAACATCATTAAATAGCTTTTTCTTTTGTTTAGCATCGGTTTCTTGGCTATATTTGTAAAGCAATTCATTAGACCTAGCTTTGCCATCAAAGGACTTTTGAGAAAGCTCATTATACCAATCATTAATAACTTCTTGATTTATTTTTGTAAAAGCATCTCTATGCGGAAGAGATAATAACTGCTTAGGTATTGTAGTACCTATGTATTTACCACTTTCATTAACTCCAAGCATAGCAGGGTCTTGGAAAACAGAATGATTATATCTAAAGGATTCAGGTGTTATTTCTACTATATTTTTTGCATCTCCTCTTAAATTAAGTTGATTTCCTTCTAAGTCATAAGAACCTTTTTCACCACCTATATCTCCTCTTTGTTTAATAGCACTTTTCATAATAAGAAAATTAACACCATCTGAATCTTTATATTCTTTCATCATTTTAGACATCTCAGGATGAGCTTTATGAATCATATATTTACCAAGCATAGTTCCATTATTAGGGTCTCTTAATATTAAGAATGATTTATTTTGCCCAGAAAAAGGATGCCCTGCATCTTTATTTATAATATCTACACTCTCTTCTGTCGCTATTATAGCTCCATCAAAGCTTTCTTCTATTTCTATATTGTTAGCTTTTAATATATTCTTAACTTTTTCAGGGTCATCTATTAAACTGCCTTTAAAATTATCATTTTTATTAAGTTTTAATTCTGAACCACCATATTTTTTAATAAAGTTTCTATCACCTCTCCAACCATTAGTCATCCAAATTTGGCTTCTTTTATTAAAGCCTGTAGCATTTTTAATATACCCATCAGACATAACAGCTTTAGGGTCTCCTATTGGTTTTCCATTTAAAGACAAATCATATGCAATATTTGATTTAACCATGTCTTTCCATTCGTTAAAAGAAAGTTCTCCTAAAAATGATTTGTCTAATTTATACTCTTTCTCTGATAAATTAATCTTAACTTTCTTAAACTCTGGATGATATTTGACAAACATAATTCTATCTTTATCTCCATATCCTGAAAACGGATGCATACCATATTGAGATTTCATTTTCTTTATAGCTTTAGCTATTAAACTTCTTTTTTTACTAATAGCTTCTTTTAAACTAGTACCATTAAAAACTTCATTCATTACATATCGTCCGAGCTCTACATCTACACCACCTTTATTAATAGTATCTAATATAGAATAAACACCTTCTTCAGGCATTTTAAAGTTTTTATCTATTTTTTGCATATCTTCAGCAAAAATAATTTCAATATCTTTAATAGGCTCTATCATTAACTTCTTAAGACCAGCTATACTATAAGGACTATTCTTATCAGCTATACTAACAGTATCTCCATTATAGTTAATAATCCTTACTGGAACTCCTTGTTGTTGAACAGTTGCCCATTTTCTCATCTCTCTTCTCATATGGTCACCCAATTTCAACCCTATTTCTTGCTCAACAGCATCAGCCCATTGTTCTGATTTATTTTCTAAGTTTAATTTGTTCCACTTTGAAGACTCTTCTAAACCTAAAATATCATTTGCCAACTCAGATGCTTTTTTAGAAAAATCCATTATTTTTAGATTCATTTCAGTATTATTTTCTACTTGGTCTCTTATTTCTTTTTGAAGGTATCTATGGAATATATATTGCATCTTATTATCCATTGGAGTAACAACTCTTTCTCCAGTATCAGGCATTTCTGAAGCTTCTTTATCAGAATTCTCCTTATCCTCCATTTTTTTTATATAATCATCTTTAAAGCCCTTTTTATCATACTCAGTAAATAGCTCTTTTATAACATTACTATCTTCCTTTGAAACTTTAAATCCAGTTTTTAATGGCTCTCCTAAAACAGCGTATCTAAGCGGTAATTTGGGGGTTTTATTTACAGTCTGAAAATAACCTTTGTTTTGGTTGTATTTAAACCAAGTATTAGCGCCTTTCTTACCTTCTATAGAAGTATCTGAAATAAATATAGGTTTGTTTAATTGTTTAGCCATTTCAACAGCATATTTTTGAAATCCTTCGGGTCCTTTTAAATTTGGACTAATTTTACTTCCAATAACAAAAACTGCATCAGAATGCTTTATCTTTTGATAATCTCTTTTTATAGAATCTAAAGCTGTTCTTTGAAAATTTGCAACATTAGTATTGAATGTTTTAGATAGAATATCAATAATAGGATTTGCTTCTGACAAAACCTCTGTATTAGGAAATACCTGCATTGTTGATTTTTGTTTGCCAAAACTTAACTTCTGTCCAGGTGCTATTAATTGAACGGTAGATATACCTCTTTTATGAGCTTCCTTTGTAAACTCAGAAGCTATACCTTCTTCTCCTCCTGTTATAATATGTATTAAAGAAGGGTCTTTCTTAGGGTCTAAAGCCTTTGCTTTCTTCTTACTACCTGCCCCTGTTATAGCTTTTTTAACTATATTAGTCTTAACATCTTCGTAGTTCTTAAATATAACATCTTCTACTTTTTTATTAGAAGGAATATCAGATACTTTTTTACCCATACCTTCATATAGTGCATAAGCCGCTTGTGTTATTTGTTCAGGAGTACCACCAGCAGCTCCAATACCTATCCTTTTTAATTCATTTTGAACTTCTGGTTCAAGAGATTTCCATTCTAAATCAGGAGTAGCCTCTGGGTCTTTAGTTTGTCTTAATTTAGGATTATCTTTAAATTTAGGCTGGACTTTTTCTGTCCATATTTTTCTAGCTTTTTGAGTAGTCCAAGGTTTTTCAGAGCCTCCGAAATAAGCTCCCATTAAGTATTCATAAATCTGCTCTGGGTTTGTATCTCCTCTCATAGTTGATGGTATACCCATAAACAAAGAACCAGATAATGCTCTAGCAAACTTCTCGCCTTTCTCAGATTGCACAGAAATAGGGTATTGTTTGCCTTTTAAAAGATTTCCTTTTGAGTCTTTTACAGCAGGAACATTTTTACCTATAATATTACCTATACCTCTAAAAACACCACCAGCTACAGCTCCTCCAAAGAAACTATGCATCATATTATCTACTCCATGTTGCCAAGATGACAAAGCACTAGCTGTACCTAGATTAAAACCTCCTTCTATTACGCTTTTAGCTTGTTCTCCTAATAAAAAGCTTTTAGCTGTTCCAAGAGCCCTATTTCTTTGTCCAACATTTGACTTCACTATAGAACCAACTATACTTCTAGCTTTAGGAGTTATATACTTGTCTGACAAATACAATGGAAGACCTTTAACCCCAGCTACTGCTTTAGCGCTATTTAACAATGTTTTAGAATTAGCAATCTTACCAGCCCAACCCAATGGACCTGATAGTATGCCAGGGGCGAACCCTACAAGGTGACCTAAGTTCCTTGCTACAGCTTCATATTCATTGTCTGGATGGTCTGGGGATATATTTAAAGTTGTAAATCCTTCTATAAAACCTGCACCTGCTTGTTTTACTGCCTCTAATATAGAGAAATCTCCTTCATAAAAAGGAACATTATAGTACTGTGCATGTTGTCTTATTGAGTCTAATGATGATGCATAAGCAGCAGGATTCTTCTTATATAAAGAGACTATGCTCCTTATTTGCTTTTCAGTATATGTTGGGTTAAACTGCTGTTCTACAGGTTGTTGTGGTTGTTGAAGCACACTAGTACGAAGCTCCACGTGCTCCTGATGATTCTCCACCTCCAAATAGCATTTTATCAGGTCGTCTTATGCCACCAGATTCTGATGCAATATCTTTTACAATCTTATAGACAGAGTGTACAGTCCAAGCATCTAATCCTAATGAAAGAGCCGCAGTTGCTCCTCCAGTAAATAAACCTGCTCCTTTACCTAATAAACTTAATCCAGCTCTTCCTCCAAGTTTTAATAAACCTTTTGGTCCAAGCCTTTTAGCTACTTCCATCATTAGTTTTGAAGTACCATGTCTTTTAGAGTAGTTTGCAATAGTTTTTAATTGCTGTTTTACACTAGAAGTTGGTTTAAATGAAGTTTTTAATTTATTTTTAGCTGATTCGACAGCTTTTTTAGCTTTGTCCAAAGATGCATCTGCAGCTGCAGCCTGCTTTGTTAACTCAGTAGCAGTTTTATATGTTTTGCCTTTGTATTTAAAGGTTCCTTTTTTTCCACCTGTTTTACTGAACTTAGCATTAGGATTTTTTTGTTTTAATTTCCAAGCCTTATCAGCAGCTGTCCATTGCTTTTTAAGCCCTTCTTTTGTCTTGTCTACAGCTTTAGTAGCATTCTTTAAAGATTTTTCTGAAGATGTTAATGCTTTATCTGCAGCTTTTTGAGCTTTTATATTTGATTTTGTACCCCACCTTTTATATTCTCCTGATTTAAGCTGACCTTTTTTAACATCACCTTCAACACTTCTTATAGCTTCTGCAAGACCTTTACCCTTACCAAGACCTCTATTCATTACAGTTTTTAATGCTGTTGCTCCAGGAACCATTCTTTTTGCAGCAGCACTTCTTGCAGCTGCCATTCCTTTGCCTTCTTTTGCTGCTTTAAAAGCTTGATAACCTTGATATGCAGCTGGCATAGCCATTGGAGACAAAGCTCCAGCAAGGTTACCAATATTGCCAATTGCACTTGGTATTATTCCTCTGCCTGGCATTACATAGTCTTCAAAAGAGGCAAAGCTTTCAGGGCTTATAGCAGATACTTTGGATAGATTTTGAAGTAACTCGGGATTACCAGCAATCATTTGTCTAACTTTGCTTTTGCTTAATCCAGCATTTTTCATTCTCTCAAATTTATTTGCCAAATTAATTCCCCACTCGCTAGATTTAGCTCTATACATTTCTGAAAAAAGAGAATATTCATCAGGTCTTAATTTAGCACCTTTATTGTTTAGATTTTGAACATAATCATTCCAAGCTTCAGTCAATGTCTTTACTTTAAAGTTATCACCAAAGTTACCTGATTTATTTGCAACACCTTTATATGACATTGTCCCATCTGCAGATACCTCAAAGATAGGATTCATAGACATATCTAACGTATTAAAATATTTTGAAAAAGCTTGTTGAGTTCTCTCTTCTGGAGAAGGTAATTGAGCTGCTATTTGGGCAAATCCTTGACCTACTGCCTGTCCCACTGTACCACCTCTTGATTGTCCTGCTCCTGAATAATCTATTGCCATATAATTCCTTTTTTAATTTAAGTAAGCCAATTCGGATTTTGTATTCCAAGTGCTAATCCACCTAGCAAACCACTGGTAGTAGAATTGGCTCTATCTGTATTGTATTGATTTGTAGCATTTGTATTTTGAACATAAGCGTTTGCTAAGTTTTCATCTAATCCTTGTTGCAATCCTGTCATTTGACCCATTATACCAGTTCCAATGCCAAATCTATTTTGAAGCATTTCCATCCACTTGTCATTAATTCCGCCAAGATTTTCGTTTGATGACATTCTTTGTTGCATCGCTATTTGACCTGGAGACATACCTGTCATAGAACCTAACTTTCCCATTTGATTACTAGCAACAGCAGCATTATTATAGCCTCCTTTGACAAGTAAATCATGCATTGCTTTGTTTACAGCAGAGTTAGGGTCTTGTAATTGCCTTCCTAATCCAAGCTGTTCAGTTACAAGTCCTTGAGTAGGTTTAAGATAATTTCTTATCTTGTCAATATCAAGAGCAATAGGCTTTGCTGATTGTGAAGCTTGATTAGATAATAAACCTCCTGCTAAAGATGATAGGATAGTTCCAAGTATCGCCATTATGTATATATCTCCTTATATTTCATCATTATAATTTACAAATACTATCTTATTAAAACAAGCTATTTTGACTTATTAGCTTTATTATCCTTAGTTTTTTCCTCTGCTTCTTTCTCAGCAGTTAAAAACTCTATGATTCCTTGACATTTAATATAAGCCTGTTCAAGCCTCTTTAAATTACTTGCCAAGTCCTCTATCTTTTTATCGTAATCCATTATTTAACCTCTTTTATTTCTTTTAAAATACTATCTAATATATCATTTTTAGCGCTTTCACAGCAACTAATATATTTACTATCATCGTAATAGCCTTCAAATCCCCAACCTTTAGTTCCCATAAAGCTATTATCTTTAGGTAGCTTATCTAATTCTTTTGAATTATCAGTATAGTTTTTCAAAGATATATTCCTCTTTTTATACTTACTTATAATATTTAATACTTTGTCAAGCATTAGAAGTTAGTCCCAAAGAATGTTGCGTTTTCAGTTGGAGTAGACACTCCTCCTGTTGTATACTCTATATAAGGTAATAAAGAGGAGGTTGAAATATTAGTACCATAAGATTCAAATTCACGACCATGTTCTTTATTAAGAGAGGTAAGACCATGTGGGTTGTAGCTATTATCATAAAATTCTTCTTTTTCCACAATCCCAAATTCAAAAGAACTATTGTTTTTTAAATCATTTCTAGCATCTGAGTTCAATGTAATATCTTGCTCTGTTGGAGAGCTATCAGTACAAACATGCTCTGCTGAATATTCAGTGACATCACTTGCACCCCAACCTGATGTATGCCCTACAAAATCATTATAATTATCTGCAACTTCGTCACCTGTAAGACTTGATTTTAAAAGTATAATATGAATATCGCTTGGATAACCTGTACTTGTACCTGTATTTACATACCTGCCTGTTATTTTAAATGTTGCGCTTGTAACTGTATCAGTTATGCCCGATGAATTAAAAACAATAAAATTCTGATAGATTGCACAAGCAGTGTTTGTAACAGGAAGACCAAACTGACCTGACGATGTAGATGAGTAAGTATTTAACATTCCGCAAGTTACTGAGATTGCTGTTGTTGATTTTCCAATTACAGGAACTACATTGTTAGCAGTTGTATTATTTCTTGCACCAGTAAGAAAGCCTGAAGTGTATCGATTTGTTGACGAATTAAGAACACTAGGTTGACGATAAATATAATAACTATCCTCAGAAGTAGATGCTGCCAAATCTGCATCAATATATTTTATATCATATGAGTTTCTTAAATATCCATTTATTGAAAAGTATTTAGTGTATCTATAGCTTCCATCATCATTTTGTTTTAATGAATGGGCTGTTTCTAATTCTTGCAATTGGTTATAATCCTTGTCAAACAAACTAGGAGGATTTATATAGAATGATTCATTACTTACTTTAAAAACAAATTTATTATTAATTGGTTCATAATAGTTACTATCAACTTCGATAGATAAATTTTTACCAAAAACATTATTTATATCACTGCAAAATTGCTCTAAGCTAACATCTAAAAACGAGGTGTCTTCGAAACTCTTTCTTTTAAATAATGTTTTAATCTCATCAGGTATATCATTAGTATTAATAAATCCAAAAAATACATTATCATATATGATATAGCCAATAACCTTTTTCCCATCTTTTGTAAGATATTTTCCACTACCACCATCATCAAAATCCTCCAATCCATATATATTACACAATTTATTTATAATTATATCACCATAATTATCTACATTATAAGATTGAATAGTAAATATTATAGAATTTTTATAATAAACAGCACTACCATTAGGATACATATCTTCATTTATTATGTAATTGCTTAAATTAGAATCTCCAAATTCTTCTTCTAAACTATATTCTCCTGTTGTGATATAATCATCAGTTATTTTGCCAATATGACAATCAAAGTAAGGAATATCCTTATTTAAGCGATTATATGTGTTATGCATACCAAGAGTCGTATTTCCATTATTTTCGCCTATATTAGTCAAATTAAAGCCAAAATCATCCCTTATAGATGTTGTGCTTGAATATTTTGAGTTTTGAATTTCTAAACCTGTATTATGTATATCAAATTCAACTTTAAAATCATTAAAACTCTTATTGACCTTGACTAATTGATTTACTCTTGAAGCACTTAATTTAATTTCTAAATCAGTTTCTACATTAAAATCTTGTGATTCTCCATCTAACTCTACATTAATTAAGCTAAACTCTAATTGCTGTGTTCCAAGGTGTTGATTTTTATCAGGTCTAACTCCTACTACTTTATGTGGATTGTTTCCTTTTCTTTTACCTACACTCATTATACCTTTATCCATTAAAGATATATCTCCAATAGAAGATGTTGTATCATTAAAAGTCAAGTCAATATCATCAAATGTTCCATTAGGTTTTTTATACCACAAAGGGCTGCCTTTTGAATAAAGCCTATAGGTTGTATCATCTACTTGACAGCGTGTTCTACTTAGAGGTTTCATTCTTAAAGTATTTCTTATATTCTTTTATGTCTTGTTGCCAAAACTTTAAAGACTTCTTTAATATTTTATTGTATTCTTTTTTAGTCATTAATCTTGAAAATCCAAACTAGCTACACCATAGCATACTTGATTATCTGCATCCCAAAAAAATGATACTATATCAACATGATTAGCAGCTGTTGTTAATGTAGGTGCAGTACCTCCTGGAAACTTAACTGCAGGGACAGTTGCTGCAGTACCATCGTGCTCAAATGCTAGCCAACCATCTGCTGCCATAAGTCTACTACCAGTCCCATCTTGCTTTAATAATACAGTAAAATTACCTGATGTTGCAGGAAAAGTTAAGTTTAAATCTGCTATATTACCAGTAAGTGTTACCATTTGTTTATTACCTGTTCTAAAATCTACATTAGTATCAGCAGCATTATATGTAGGCGTTACTAAATCAAAACCTACGCCACATCCGTCAAATTCTACATGACCATCAGGCTCTATATTTAAATGTGCAGTTGCTCCATCATCATCTACTGTAACTAATGTTGTTTCTCCATTTGAGCCAACAGTCATTTGATAATAATCACCTGTATCTGAACTATTACTCCATTTATAAGTGTTGCTTGCAATATCCCACGATATATATTCAACATAAGAACCCGAATTTAAACCCCATCCAAAAGTTCCAGCATTAGAGTTAGCAAAATGCATATCA